ATGAGAATTCTCGACATCAAACCCGTCGCCCATCCTGGCGACGGGAAAATCGAGCACGTCGCTACGTTCGACCTGCAAATCACGGATGACATTAGGATCTGCGGCATGCGGCTTTTGCGTGCCAGAGACGGGCGGTTGCTCACCTATGCACCGACCGCGCTTGGTGGTCGCCGGTCGGTGACATTCTCGCCCGAAACGACGACCGAGATCACAAAAGCCGCAACTCGATATTATTCGGAGCTCGTAACCGCCAATGGTGCCCATTCCCAAGCTTAGCCACGTTTCCACATGCGCGTTCGATGAGCCGGCCGTTCGTGAGCATGCGGAAATCCTGCACCGCCTAGCCACTGGACTCCAGGGCAAATTCGTCGTCTCGACATTCTTTGCCAATCCGACTGGCGAAGATGCGAAGGGCAGCGTTATCAGCCATCACGCCGTCGGCGACATCGATGGCATGGTCGACGCTGTAATGGCCCACGCGTCGACGCCCAACGCGAACGTCTACATTTGCCCGAACCTCATGCGGCTCAACTTGGAGCGCGGCGCCAAGGGTGCAGAGGTGGACGTCGTCGCCGTGCTCGCGCTTGTGGCAGACATGGACGATGACACCGGCCGTGCCGGCAATATGCCAATTGCTGCTAACTACGCAGTGGAGTCTTCACCCGGCAACTTCCAGAAGATCGTATTGCTGGAAAAGCCGCTATCGCCTGGCGATGCTAAGCCACTGGCTGCCGCCCTGAAGCGCGGCGCGAACTCAGACCACTGCACAATGGATGTCAGCCACGTATGGCGCGTCCCCGGGACGCTCAATTGGCCGAACAAGAAGAAACTTGAACGCGGCAGATCTGCTATTCCAGCGGCCGTCTCAGTGTCCGAGGAGTGGCAGGGCGATCTAACGACGATCGGCGATCTTCGGACCGCCCTGGCGCCGTGGGCCAGCAACGAAACTAATGCCGCTGCACCGACGCAGCTTGGCGAAATTCCGTCCGTGGAAGGATTGTCGATCTCGGCGGCAGCAGCAGAAATGCTTTCGGCAGATGATGTTGGCGATCGGTCTGGCTGGGCAGCTTCGGTCGTTGAAAGGCTTGCATTCGATGGGCTCACGGCCGAGCAGGCTTGTGCGGCGTTCCTCTCTGCCAAGGGTAACTGGTTTGATCGATACCAGTCGAAGAACCCGCGTCTGGACTTTGCCCGAATATGGTCCAAGTTCGGGAGGCAGCATGAAGAGGCGCGCGAGAAGGGCACGGCCTTCGCCGCGGCCATCGTAGCCAAGCGCAGCGCCACACCGATTGTAGCCAACGACAACAGCCCGCCCCCCGTAATGCCGCGCCCATTCTCTATTTTTGACTGGCCAAGCAGCCGGTTCGTCGGCGAGCCCCCAGTTATTGAGGAGCTCGTTGAGGGTACTATCCCGTTAGCAATTCCAGGAATGATCGCTGCGATGGGGGATACCGGGAAAAGCTATGCCGCTCTCGAGCTTCACCGTCGCGTCTCATTTGGCTCAGTCACGTTCGACCCACCGATTTTTGGGGGCAGGGTACTGGCGACGGGCACTTCGGTCATGGTCACATCGGAAGATGATGCCGGAGAAGTCCATCGGCGCCTTGCCGCGCTTGATAAGCGAGGCCACCGGATCGCTGAAGGCAAGAAGCTTCTGGTGGTGCCACTTCCGTCGGCTGGTGGTCCGCAGGTATTTTGGCGTGAAGACCGGAAGCTCGGCTTAATTGAGACCGACGACTTCAAGCGCCTGTGCGACCAGCTTGTCGAGATCGATGATCTCCGCTTGGTGACATTGGATCCGCTAGCCAGCTTCGCGCACGTACAGATCAACGAGGATCCGGCCGCGGGGGCCTTTGTTTGCGCTTCTCTCGGCGCACTTGCGGCAGAAACCAGGGCGACTGTTCTTGTCGCCCATCACATGAAGAAGACCGCGAAACCTGTAGAGACGCTGGCGGATGCGCGCGAGGCGATCCGCGGGAGTACAGCACTGGTCGACGGCTTGCGCCTTGCCTACGCACTTTGGCCGGCGGAGGAAAAGCGGGCGAGGGCGATCTGCAAGGATCTGGGTGTGGAATACAGCCCTAACAAGGTTGTCTTCGGGGGCGTTGTCAAAGCAAACGGCGCGGCTCGGCGCATCGTGAGCACTTACGTTCGAAATGAGTTTGGACTTCTCGTCGATCGGACCGCTGGCATCGGTGCATCAAACCTCCCGCAAGACGACTTGATCGAGCTGATGGTGGCTGCAATCTCTGCAGCAGCCCATGCCGGACAGCCTTTCACCAAGACCGGCGCCACGGGCCTATTCGACAACAAGGAACGTCTCGGCGAGGGTCTGAGCGGCCTTTCTCGTCATCGTATCGAAGCCCTCGCACAAAGGGCGATTGAAACCCAACGTGTGGTCAAATGTCTGGCGGGTGGGACTGTTCCGAAATGGCTGGACGTTCCGACGGGCATCTTTGCCCAGGGTCTTGGCGAATTCCGCAAGGGCATGATGCGCGAGTAGCTTTCCTATCATCAAATGCATTTCCGGGGGCTGTGGAAATGGGCGTTTCCATGGGGATGGAAATGGAAAGATTAGCAACATCAATAACTTAGCGTTTCCAGTTCCGGCGTTTCCGGCAAAAATGGAAACGCATAAGTGATTGAAAACATTCAGATTTCCGGGTTTCCAGAGTTTACCCCTTCTAAGAAGGGGATGCATCTGGAAATGCAATCCCCGGAAGGGAAGGAGAAACGATGATCCGAATTGGAAGAGTATATGAGTAGACGAATTCGAACCGCGGAGGAGTCCGCGCGCCGCGAAAGCGCGTTGACCAGAGAGGCGATGCGCACGCTGCTGGCCGACAGCACCGCGCCCAGGGATCCGCGTGGGCGAGGCGACCACTACCGCTCCCACTTGGCCGATGCGCACAGGATCATCGAAACCCTTCAGTTGCGCATCAAAGAGCTCGAGCATGAGCGGGACACGGCAAAGGCAGACAAGGACTATACCCTAAGTCTCTGCGTCACCAGGACCGTCGCGGAAGAGGCGAGGCTTGCGGCTTTCCGGCTGGCAAGAGGAAAGGCCGCAATCCTGGCCGAATGGCCGCACGGTGTACCGACCATGCTGTCTGAGGAGATCGACTGCATTCCCGACCCGAAACCCAGATGGAGCAAGTGATGTCAGCACCCCAGAAGCACCGCGACCTTTCGCAACTATCCGCACTCCTTGCGACGCACACCGCCCCAGTGACAGCCAAGCCCAAGAAGGCACGCGCTATCACTCCGGCCAACGACAACAAGCCTGCGCGGGCCAGACTGGCTTGGCCGGCATTCGAACGCCTAGCGCATCGCGGAGACTATTCGCGCCTCTTTGCCCTCAGACATTGGAAAAATTTGAACTTCCCTGGCTCCGAAATTGATGTGCCCGAAGAGGGAAATTACGATCCGGAGGTCGCGATCGAAACAAGGCCGTCTGAAGGAGAGCTACTCTCTTCCGTCGGCTGGAAAGTCATCGACCGCGAGCGCTGGTATTTCACAAATGAGATGGTCAACATCTACGAGCTCAAGCCTTCAGTCGAAACCAGACTGAAGAACAGGAATGGCGGCACGGATACCTCGCTCGGAGCGTTGCTCTTTCGCGATGGGAAGCTCATGCAGTGGGGCGAGACAAGAAAAGGCGCAGCTCTTAAGCCGGTTGAACGCACTCGCGGTGTCAAGGGTGGGGCTGACCCATCGCGGTCTGAAAGTGCGATCTGGGCTTACCTGAAACTCAACGGAGCTGTCTCACCGTTTACCGCGCGCCCATACGTAACGCCTATATCGGCAGAACCTGCGATTCACGGCTGCTATGATCCATTGCCGCGCGTGGAGCCCAACGCGAAAGATCGTTGCGGCCGGTTCGGTGTGGAGGAAGCACGCGAGATTCTTCGGCGTTTGGGGGTCGACGGCAGCGTACCATTCGATCAATTGCGAGTTCCTGCCACCCGATGTGAGAACGGTCTCATTGCTGGAGACCAGTGGGTCGGTGGCGTGAAAAAGCCCAAGCCGCTCGGTGAGATCTCGTCGTCGGCCGGCCGTGAGCCTGAGTTTGTCCGTCACGTCGAGACCATGTCGTATGTAGACTATCTGCGGCGTCGGCTCGACCAGCACGCGACGGTGCTCGATCTCGCAATCACGGACGCATCTGCAAAGTCTATCGGCATGGCGATGGGGCAGGCGCCAGCGTACGCCGAGAAGAGGGGACCGGCTCTTATCGACGCAGCTATTGATGTGCTGATTGCGATCGATGAGACGGCACGCGGTGCATTCGTGCCGGCTGAAGAGAAAATTGCGGCGTGATGTCCGGTTAACCGCTGGTTCGCAGCGTATTATTATGAAGGGTTTATCCCAACGGCCGCCTTGTGCGGCCGTTTTCTTTGAGGCGCTGAATTCGAGCGGACGTTCTAAACTCGCTATCGATGCCGGGCCAGCCTCAGAGCCATTACCTGGCGCGCCTCCTCCGCGACAGGTAATCCTGCCGCTGGTTGAGCTTCAGAGCTCCCAGCGGCTTTCGTTCTCCTGCTGGATGCCTTGTCAGCTTTTATCGACTTGCTTTACGTATACTGATCCCACCAGGCCATGTAGACGGAATGCACAGGCTCGTGCGGGGAGATACTGACGGGACCCTGACTTGGAAAGTAACGCTGCTCACGCCGATGTGGGCAATATTTCTTGAACAGAATATGCTTTCGATCCTGCTTCACGTGCTCCTGTAGCATCTTTTCCAGATGCATTGCATCGTCCAGCCGCAGTCCGTTGGCGAGCAGTACCATGTACTGGTATCCGTGCATGTTGCTATATTCTGTCAAGCGATTTTTGATCGGTCTTCGTGTATAGCCGATCATGTATTCTTTAACGTACTTTGATGCAGCGATGCACCAAACGGTATTGTAGTACTGCTCGATTGTGGCGGAGCGAAGCATTGATTCCTCAACGAATTTTGTCGAATTTCATATAGATACACTACTACATGAACACCTGATTATTTATGTACCAGTTGCCCTATGCGCCTCCTCTCGCAGCGTGGCAATCCTGCGGTCGCTCCCTTCGGGTTGAGCGGACGCTTTCGCTTCTGCTACAAGTGCTGTAGATACCTCCCGAGAACGTCTCAGCAACTTTCGGTCAACTTCATGTTGACCTCGCAACAATTTTGACCCATATATTGATTGCTTCAAGGCTCTGTCCAAGGCCTCAATTGGATAATTTAGAAAAGCTCGCGGGGGTGATGACCTAGCGGGCTTTTTCGTTTCGAGAAACGAGCCACCGCATCGGGCGGTGGTCGCCATTTCATTTATCGACCCTTAAAGTGATCGATAATCTGGATTACTGTAAACACTGCACCCGGCAGTGACAGAACCAGAAGTAACGCTGCTTCAAGACTCAAAAAGCCTCCTTTCCATGCTGGCTCGGGTTGGATTGTCTCTTGATGAGAGAGACCCCGCGACGCAACCCACAGCATTGTTTCATCCCGTGCTGAAACAAGTTTTTCGTCGGCTCATCGTTGCCACGCCTTAAGGTGGCAGTTCGTTAAGGCAATATCAACGATGAATTTTACGCAAAATTAAGAAGCTGCCATTGACTTCATTGTTGATTTTACGCACCGGCCGCGTTTCAAACTAAAATCTATTTTAGATCAATATGATTTTCCGGATGTGTGTTTTTCGGCACGCTTAAATCGAAAAAAATAAAGATTCGTTGACATGGTTTTTGCGAAATCTCTCAGCCGGGTGAGTTGGTGTCGGTGACCAAGTCACTAGGGAAACTAGCCCCTGCAACAAAATCAGATGGCCGCTCAGAAGAAGCCGCGATCTATCGTCGGCTCTACCAATCAGCCCGCTGGCGTCGCATCCGTCACCAACAGCTAGCCACCCAACCCCTTTGCGAGTGGTGTCTTGAATCGGAGACGATCACCGAAGCTACTGAGGTGCACCACGCCACGCCCCATCGAGGCGACCTCGAACTCTTTTGGTCCGGTCCATTCATCAGCACATGCAAGCCATGTCACGCTTCCCGAGGGCAGATCGAGGACAATGGCAAGACCGTGGTCCGGTATGGCCCGGACGGCTGGCCCCTCTGACGGGCAGGGGGTGGTCCATTGTTATGGAACATCGCCGCCGCCTTACCGGTGTCCCCGCATCGCGCACGTATCTGCATTTCAAAATATGACCCCTGATTGAGGATTTTACTTCGATGGCAAGACCGAGGAATCCGCTCGGCAAGGCCAAAGCCGAGGGGCGTGAAACGATCAATGCGGGCCGGTTTAAGGGACGCAAAGAGCCCAAAGGCAATGGCCCGCTCGGGGCTCCGCCAAAATGGCTGACAGATACAGAAACGAATAAGTCGCGCTCGGCGTGGCTCCTTTTCCAAAAAGAGATTCCTTGGCTGACGGAATCGCACCGAATGCTCGTCGGCATGGCCGCTAACATTCAGGGGCGCATCATGGCCAATCAGGATGTTGGTGTTCAGGCGATGAACCTTCTCAGGCAATGCCTCGGCCAGATGGGGGCGACCCCGGCTGACGCCACAAAGGTTGCGGTGCCGGATGGCGACGAAGAGAAAGACGACCTCCTCGACTAGTGCGCTGGATCGCGTGTCCGCTTATGCGCGATCGGTCCTAGACGGCAAGACAGTTGCCGGTCCCCACGTTCGAAACGCTTGTCGCAGACACCTTGCCGATCTGACCAATGGTCATGAGCGCGGGCTGTATTGGGATGACGCGGCTGCCACACGAGTGTTCCGATTCTTTGAAGAGAGGCTGAGACTGAGTGACGGCCAGTTCGACGGCAAGCCGTTTAAGCTGCATCCGTCGCAGGCTTTCAAGCTTGGCTCCATCTTCGGATGGAAAAGAGCAGACGGTAGCAGACGCTATCGCACGGTCTATATCGAGGAAGGTAAAGGCAACGGCAAGTCGCCGTTCGCCGGCGGCATTGGCCTCTACGGCCTCATGGCCGACGCCGAGCCCGGCGCGCAGATCTATGCGGCGGCCGCCAAGAAAGACCAAGCGCAGATCCTATTTCAGGACGCGTGCAAAATGGTCCGGCAGGCGCCAGCCTTGAACGATCGGCTGAAATTCAGCGGCGGCTTGGGCAAGGAATTCAACATTGCCCATCACCGGTCGCAGTCGTTCTTCCGCCCGATCTCCAAGGAGGCAGGCAAGACCGGCTCAGGGCCACGCCCGCACATGGCCCTCTGCGATGAAGTTCATGAACATCCTGACCGCAGCATCATGGAAATGCTCCAGCGGGGATTCAAGTTTCGGCAGAACCCTCTGCTCCTGATGATAACAAACTCCGGCAGCGACAGGAATTCTGTCTGCTGGGAGGAGCGCGAGCGCGCGGTCAAGGTTGTGGCCGGCACTCAGACGCCAGACGAAGATTTTACCTTTGTCGGTGAGGCCTGGGAGGGCAGCGACAGCGTCTTCGCGTTTATCTGCGGGCTCGATAAAGACGATAATCCGATGACGGACCCGTCGTGCTGGGTGAAGGCAAATCCGCTTCTCGGAACCATTCTGACGGCCGATTACCTAGCTGGCGTTGTTGCCGAGGCTAGGGCGGTCCCTGGCAAGCTGAACAACGTTCTTCGACTGCACTTCTGCGTCTGGACGGACGCCGACAAGGCTTGGATGTCTCGCGCAACGGTCGAGACGGTCATGGCGCCGTTTGATCCGGAGGAGCACGCCGGCAAGGATGTCTACCTAGGCATCGACCTTGCAGGAACCAAGGACATGGCTGTTGTTGCGTGTGTCGTGCCCACTGGTATGGTCGAAATCGTTCGAGCCGACAGTAGCGTGGCAATGCTGCCGACCTATGACGCCTGGATTGAGGCATGGACGCCGGGCGACACTTTGGCGGCCCGTACCGCGGCAGACAAGCAGCCCTATGACCTTTGGGTCCGTGACGAGTTTCTAAACGCTCCACCAGGCCCGCGGATCCGCTTTGATATCATTGCCGCTCGAGTGGCCGAGATCAACAGCACCTATAACATCAAGGCTATCGCCTATGACAATTACGCGTTCGCCAAGTTCAAAGATGAGCTAGATGCGTTCGGCGTAGAGGCTGAGACCCTGCCGCATCCCCAAGGCGGGAAGGTGAGGGCCAGGCCATCTGAGGCGCGAGTCGAGGCAGCTAAGGCCGCCGGCGAAAAAGCGCCGCTCGGCCTGTGGATGCCGGGCTCTGTCACCGAACTCGAAAACCTCATCATCGATGGGCGCATCCGCTTGCGGAGCAGCCCGGTGCTCATGAGTGCCTTGATGGGCGCCACGTTCAATCATCCACCCGACCCGCACGGCAATCGCTGGTTCGTCAAGACGCGGGCTTCGGTTCGCATAGATTCTGCTGTGGCCCTCGCTATGGCGGCGGGAGCCGCAGCGGACGGCGGCGTTGAAATCGCATCGATTGCATCCCCATGGGATGACCCGAACTTCCAACTAATGGCGGCGTAATGGCTATCAAAGACTGGTTTTCCCGCCAGAATGCGGTGAAAGCGCCGGAAACGCGCGCGAGTATCGAAAATCCGACAGTGCCGGTGAGTGCCGAAAATTTTATGGCGTTCTTCGGCGTACAGAGCGCAAATCTGCCTCACGTCACCATCGACAATGCGCTGAACGTGCCGGCCGTCATGGCCGCGGTGGCGTTCATGTCCCGCACGCTGGCGGCCTTGCCGCGGCACGCCTATCGGACGCGCAAGGGCAACGGAGAGCGTGTCGGCGGCAGGCTTGAGACAGTTGTGAACTCCGCGCCAAACGACACAGTGGGCGCATTCAAGTTCTTTCAATGGTTCTGGCAGCAGGTTTTCACCGGCGGCCGCGGATTGGCCTACATCGAGCGTACACCGCAGGGCATCGACTCGCTATGGCCGATGGATCCGACGAAAACCAACATTAAGCGTGTCGGATTCAAAGTCACCTACGAATACGAGGGTAAGACCTACGACGCGGCCGATGTGATTGACGTGCCATTCATGCTGAAACCTTGCGGGCTTCGGCATTACGGCCCGATCAACAAAGCGTCGAAAGCCATCCAGCTTGCGCTCGCAATGAATGATTACGGCAGCAACTTCTTCGCCGGCGGTGGTGTTCCTCCGCTTGCCTTGGAAGGTCCGTTGCCGGCTGGCGCCGAAGCGATGAAGCGCGCGCAGGCCGATATCAAGCGGTCTGTGGATGCAGCTAAGAACGCGGACGAGCCAATCTTCCCGATTCCGGCTGGCTACAAACTGTCGCCCGTCGGAATCGATCCTGCCAAGGGGCAGATGATCGAGGCGCGAAGGTTTCAGGTCGAGGAGATTGCACGTGCGTGGCAACTGCCGCCTGTTTTTCTGCAGGATCTTTCACGCGCCACATTCAGCAATGCCGAGCAGCAGGATCTGCACCTGGTCAAGCACCTTATAAGCCAGTGGGCAAAGGCGCTCGAGGACGAGATGAACCTGAAGTTCTTCGGGCGGTCTGGTGGCCGGTACATCGAGCACGCCCTCGATGGTCTCCTTAGAGGAGACTTTAAGACCCGCATGGAAGGCTATGGAATTGCCATTCAAAACGGCATCCGCAAGCCGGACGAGATCCGTGCCTTGGAGAACCTGCCAGCCGAAGGCGGGCCGGCTGACAAGCTATACATTCAAGGCGCGACGGTGCCGCTAGGCACCTCTCCAGCCGCGGCGGCTGCCAACGACAACAATACCGATGATGAGGCCGTTGCGGCATGACAGACACAGAGAAGCGCATCGCGCAACAGATTGAGCTTCGCGCCGACGACACTGGCGCGAAGACGCTCGCCGGGTACGCGGCCAAGTTCTATACCCCAACCGGTATTGCAGACTATTTCATCGAGCAGATCGCGCCGGGCGCGTTCTCCGAGACCATCAAGGGCGACGTCCGGTGCCTCTTCAACCATCAGAGCGACAACGTGCTCGGCCGCACGACAAGCGGCACGCTGCGCCTATGGGAGGATGACGTCGGACTTCGCTTCGAGGTTGATCTGCCTGACACTACCCTCGGGAAAGACGTCGGCACGCTTGTCGAGCGTCGCGACGTCAATGGCATGAGTTTTGGCTTCAGAGCCGTCAAGCAGACCTGGGACGATACAACGGAACCGCCCAGCAGAACCCTGGAAAGGGTTGAGATCAGCGAAATCTCGATCGTGACTTTCCCAGCCTATCCCGACACCAGCGTAGGCCTTCGTTCGCTTGAAGCGGCCAGGGCCGAAGGTGCGGCGCAAAACGCTGCAGCAGCGCGCCGTCGCGTCGCCGAAAAGCGCGCTGCGATGGAACAGAGAATTCGGGGCATCCGGCAGGACGCCTCGTAGTCACCCGGCCAACAGCCGGAGGGCCGGACGAATGTCCTGCCATTCAACCCACCCAAAATATACAGATCTGGAGAATTGCATGTCCCTGAAGGAAATGCAGGAGCAGCGCGGCCGCCTTGTTGCACAGGCTCGCGAGGCCCTCGACGAAATCAAGAAGAACACCGATGAAGCTCGCACTGCGGAGCTCGAAGCCCGTCATGACAAAATCATGGGCGACTTCGACAAAATCGAAAAGCAGATTGAGCGCGAAGAGCGCACTGCTGCTATCGAAGCGCGCTTTGAGCAGCGCCGCCAAGAGCGCCGGCCCGGCGCCGGTAGCGAAGATCGCGCCCCCGGATCAGACGTCGGCGATCCGCTGAGCTATCGCTCTGTGTTCTTCAAATACATCGCCACAGGTGCAGACCTGGGTGCGCTGGAACCCGAAGAGCGCGCAGTGCTTAAGGCCGGCGTCCAGCAGGGTGAGGAGTACCGTGCGCAGTCGTCTGCCAGTGGTGCCGCCGGCGGCTACACCGTGCCGACCGAGCTGGCGAATGAGATCATCAAGTCGATGAAGGCCTTCGGGCCGATGTACGATTCCGGTGTGACAACCGAGATCAACACGTCCGGCGGCAACACCATCCTGCTCCCGACGATCGATGATACATCCGGCACGGGCTACGCCCACACCCAGGGCGCCGATATCACCGACGACGGTTCCGCTGACGCTGTCTTCGGTCAGAAGCAGCTCGACGCGTACGTGTACGACACGAAATTCGTGAAGTTCTCGTTTGAGCTCGCGCAGGACAGCATCTTCAATATGGAGACGCTACTTGGCGCGCTGCTCGGCGAACGCCTGGGCCGAGTCGCGAATTCGCAGCTAACCGTCGGTACCGGTTCGTCCGCACCGAATGGCGTTGCGACCGCATCGACCCTCGGCAAGACCGCGGCCTCCGCGACCGCCATTGCATCCGACGAGCTGATCGATCTGGTCCATTCCGTCGATCCGGCATACCGCCAGGCTCCGAAGGTTGGCTTCCAGTTCAACGACCTGACGCTCGCGGCAATCCGCAAGCTCAAGGACGGTCAGGGCAACTATCTGTGGCAGATGGGCGACGTCACCAAGGGTGTTCCGGGCTCGCTGATAGGTTACCGCTATGCCATCAACCAGGCAGTTGCCAGCATTGCGACCGGCAACAGGACGGTGCTGTTTGGCGACTTCGGCAAGTACTTTGTCCGCAAGGTCGGCTCGCCGGTTATCGGCGTCATGCGCGAACGCTTCTGGCCGAACCTCGGCGTGGCCGGCTACATCCGATTTGACGGCGAGCTCGGCGACACCGCCGCCATCAAGCACCTGAAGCAGGCGTAGTGAAACGCGCGGGCTGGCCAAAGGGCCGGCCCGCCTCTCATTCAGGAGGCGAAATGCTTTTGAAAATGACTGCGGGCCTTTCCGGTCCCGACTTCAATCTCGCTCCTGGCGACACGCACGAATTTGACGACGCCGAAGCTGGTCGCCTGATTGAAGCGGCCTTCGCCGAAAAGGCGGACGTGCCCGATGCGGCACCGGCCGAGAAGCGCAAGAAGGGCAAGGCGAATGTGGTATCCACCGAAGGTAACGCAGGCGCCGAGTGAGCCGATCTCGAAAGAGGAAGCAAAGCGTCAGTGTGTCGTGCTTCACGATGACGATGACGCTCTATTCGAAGCTTTGATTTCTGCCGTTCGCGAGCACGTTGAGCGGTACTGCAATACGCCATTGGCAACGCAGACCATCGAGCTAAAGTGCGATGCCTTTTGCGACTTCGATCGACTTCCTTTGGCGCCGGCCCAGTCTGTCACAACGATTGCGTACGTGGCCGCGGATGGCACGGATGCCGAAGTCGACATCGCTGATATCGAGGAGCACTTCGACGGCTTAGAGGCCTCGGTTGTTCCTGCATACGGCAAGCAGTGGCCGGTTCCCCGCAACGGATCACGCATCACCATGACAGCCGTTGTGGGATACGAGTCCCTGCCACCATCCATCAAACACGCAATGCTGCTTTGGATCGCTGAAGCCTACGAGAAGCGCGAGAACGACACGCCTCCGAGTTGGACCGCATTCGACGCGCTGCTCTGCAATCATAGACGCGGCTAAGCCGCAGGAGAAATTCCATGACAGACATCGTAATTACGGCCAGCGCGGTCCTGGCTGCCAGCAACGCTGAGCGCGATCAGGGCATCGCCGGGGAGGCAATTACCGCCGGCAAGGCCATTTATCTAGCAGCGGCAACCAATCGTTGGATGCTCGCCGACAGCAACTCGGCCGCGGTCGAAGCGCGGCAGGCCAAAGCAATCGCGCTTAACGGTGCGTCGGCCGGCCAGCCGGTAGCGTTCCAGAAGTCTGGCGATATCACAATCGGCGGCACGCTTGTTGCTGGGCAGGCGGTGTACCTCAGCGATACCCCAGGTGGGCTGTGCCCGCTCGCAGACGTCGGTTCCGGCGAGTACGTCGTTCTTATAGGCATCGCCAAGTCGACGAGTGTCCTGCAACTGAGCTTCCAGTATCCAGGCGTTGCTCTCTAATGCCTTGGGTTCGCTTTCTGGCGGACTATGACTGGCGGGCCACGCCCGCCGTCACGATCGCCTACAAGGCCGATACGGTTGCTAACGTCACCACTCCTTGCGCCACCGCCGCGAAAGCCGCAGGGAAGGCGGAGGCGTGCCAGCGCCCCAGGGATAAGAACTGATGACCGATACGCGTGGCGCAGGCAAACTGCGCGAGAAGTTGCTTTTCCAGCGTCGCGCGATCGTCGATGACGGCATGGGAAACGAGCAGTCCGGCGAATGGGAAACGAAGGTTACGGCAGCGGCTGAGCTTATTCCGCTCAAAGGCGGCGAGCCGGTTCTGGCGGCGAGATTGGCCGGGACGCAGCCATACATCATCCGCATCCGATCGTGCGCTGCTGCGCGTGATGTGACGCCTGCCTGGCGCGCCGTTGATGCTCGTAAGCCCAGTCGAGTTTTCAACATCACCGCGGCCGTCGATCCAGACAACAAGAATGCCTGGCTTGATATCATGGCCACGCAGGGAGTTGCGACCTGATGGCAATGACCGCTGAATTGAAAGGCCGCGACGCCTTGATGCGACGGCTGAATCAGTTGGCGCCTAACGTCGAGAAATATGCTGCACAGGCAAAGTTGGAGGTTGCCGAAGAGGCTGCCGAGATGATGCGCGAGCGTGCGCCGACTGGCGCGACGCTGGAATATCGCGAGAGCTTCAGCGGCGAACTCCTGGCCAATAACCCCAACAAACAGCAAGTCGGACTTTCGCAAACGAAGGATCCGTCAGCCGCCGGCGTGTTCGCTGAATACATTTGGCGCTTCTTGGAATTCGGGACCGCGCCGCACAGCACCGTTAAAGGCGGCGGAACGGTTCTTGGAAAGAAGAATGCGGCGGCAAGCGGCAAGGGAATGCATCCCGGCACTGCTGCGCAGCCTCACATCTTCCCGACTTGGCGCGCTTACAAAAAGAAGGCTTCCGCCAAGATACGAGCGGCGGTGAATAAGGCCGTTCGCGAGTCCATGGGTAAAGGATAGCCGATGGCTAGCGCAGAATTTGAACTACAAGTCGCGCTCGTTGTGCGCCTGAAGGCGGATGCGCCATTGACAGTGCTCGTCCAGGGCAGGGTGTATGACCAGCCTCCAGCGCCAATCGTCTATCCGTACATCACGATCGGCGAGGCGCAGACACTGCGCGACGACGCAACATGTGTCAGCGGCTCGCAGGTTTATCTGACCTTACATGCGTGGTCGACGCAGGTTGGTTTTCCAGAAGTTCGCAAGGTGGCCGACGCCGTTGTCGAAAGCCTGCATCTGGCGCCGATCACGCTGCCGACCAATCGATTGATCTCAATCATGCACCGGCAGACGCGGACATTCCGCGACGCTGACGGGCTGACCAGCCACGCGGTTATCGAATTCGTGGCCAACACCGAAAAGCCGCTGGCGTAGCCCGGCCACCACCAATCACACCAAATTTGGAGACTTGCACATGGCAGATGGCCAGCAGCTTGGCCGCCTCCTGCTGATTCAGATCGGCGACGGCGGAAGCCCCACGGAAACTTTCACCAATCTTTGCGGCCTCAAGACCCGCAGCTTCAACATGTCCGCATCCGAGATCGACACCACGATCCCGAGCTGCACTAATCCAGGCGGCCCGGTTCAGAAGACCAGCCGGCCTGGTATCTCGAACCGCACGTTCAGCGGCTCCGGCAACTTCGTGTCCAGCGCGGCATCCGACATCTTCATGAACCACGTGCGCGCGGCTGAGGCCTTCAACGCCAAGGTCATCGTACCCGGCGATGGCACCTACACCGGCTCGTGGATGGTTACCGACTTCAGCTTCTCTGGCGATGTCGAACCCAACATGGAATTCAGCGCGACGTTCGTTGCTGCTGACGTCCTGTCGTTCACGCTCGATCCCTAAATCTTGAAATGAAAGAGGAGAAAACCATGGCCGATCCGGTCTTTAAACACGCAGTCAATGAGGCGCGCGGAGAAGCGCGCCTCATCATCGACGGCGTAGAGCTCGTTCTTGCTGCCGAAATGGGGCGCCTGTCGGCTGTTTCCAGCCGGCTGCAGTGCAAGTCGCTGAACGACCTGTTTATGCGCCTGTCGGGCGTTGAGGCGGCGGCCACGCTGGCCGGTATTGAGCTTTTGACGGTTAAGGGCAATGCGCTCGAGGCCATCACCAAGATCAAGCTGAAGCACTTCCCGGCATGCGCCGCTGCGTTCTCAACGATCCTGGCGCACCACTTCGATGGTGACGAGGGAAACGCGGAAGCCGTCGACGAGACGGCGTAGACCACAAGCCCGACGAAGAAATGCCATTCCGCCAGTGGATGCGGACCGGCCTGGGCGGGCTAGGCTGGCGACCGGCCGATTTCTGGTCCGCGACACTGACGGAATTCTTTGAGGCCATAAACGGCCACAACGAGGCACAGGGCGGCGAAGAACAGTCGGCGGCTCCCAGCGAAGTCGAAGTGGCTGCTTTGGTGGCGAAGTACGGCTAGATTGGCGCGAGTTTGACAGCCGTGCCACTGGCGGCAACGAACAAAATGCCGCCACCACTGCCGGACGTCGAGAGCTCATTATAGTCCAAATCGACTGCGATCACGGCATCTGCGCCAACCGCGGCAGCTTCCCGACGCAGTTCTTCCAAGCATGCAAGTCGTGCTTCCCGAAGAGACTTCTGTGATGCATCTGACCGGCCGCCGATAAAATCTCGCCAGTTATTAGCGATGTCGCGGAAAATGCTCATGCCAAGTGCCGCTTCCGCGGCAATTATCGAGATGACGCTCTCTATCTTACGGTTCGGGACGTCGATCGAAGTCGTCAGGACAATAGCCGCGAGTTGTTTCGCTCTCGCCTCTTGCTCCGCGAGATCCCTGCAGTCCAAGCAGAGGGTATTTTCAGACCCAGACCGTAAATAAAAGCTTTTCCCACAGCGACTGCAATTTGCCACGAAAACCCCTCCCAAGGCCCGCGACCATGCGGGCTTTTTCAATTCTAGGATGCGCGCAGCATGTCTGACAACACTGACGACCTGATTATTTCGATCAGCACCGATCAGGCCACGCTCCGCCGCAGCATCAAGCGCATTGAACAGGATCTCGGCACGCTGGCGGGCAGTGTCCAGAAGCAATTCTCGGCCGTCGGCAAGTCGATCGACAACTCTGTTTCTTCGACGCTGCAGAACCGTATCAACGGCATGGTCGGCATCGGCAAAGCGGCATCCAAGGAATGGACCGGTGCGCTTGCGGATCAGGGCAAGGAGCTTGAGCGACTGCGCGCTCGTTACAATCCGCTTTTTGCAACGATCAACAACTATAAGACTGCCGTTGCTGAGATAAAGCAGGCGCATGCGATTGGCGCCATCTCTGCCAATGAGATGGCGACAGCCATCAGCAAGGAGCGCCAGGCGGCGCTTGCGTCTACGGCTGCCATCAAAGGCCGGAATGCTGCGTTGGCAGCGACCCCTGAGCAACGGGCGGTTGGCGGTGGTAATGCATACCAGACCGCAAACATCGCGGCACAGTTTCAGGATATTGCCGTATCCCTTCAGGGCGGCAGCAAGCCGCTCACCGTCGCCCTACAGCAGGGCACGCAGCTTTCGTCCGTGCTTGCCACTATGGGATCTGGGCGCCAGATCATCGCTGGCTTGGGCGCGGCGTTTGCTAGCCTTGTTAGCCCTGTCTCTCTTGTCACTATCGGCCTCATCGCGGCCGGTGGTGCGGCATACCAGTATTTTACCTCGGTAAAAGATGGCGGCGATAATTCAGAGAAGTCCCTTAAGAAGGAAGCCGAGCTCATCCAGAGCGTGGCCGACAAATGGGGAAGCGTTCTTCCAGAGCTCAAGAAGTATGCCGACGAGCGACAAAAACTTGTCGATCAGAAGGAGCAGAAAGACGCTTCGATTGCTGCGGCAGACAATCAGTGGACCGAGCTTCGGAAGACGATTGGCACAACCACCGCTGCTTATGCAGAATTTCTGCAGACCTTCAATGACCAGGCGGCCGACACCGCAAAAGTCGGCGCGCTGCAGAAGGCGTACAAAGAGCTAAGCGATGGAATCGCGAACGGTACGGCTACATCTGAGCAAGCAAAGACTGTTCAGGAAGCGCTTTTGGCGCTCATGGGTGAAACCGGCATTAAAGCTGTCGGCGATTTCGCCAAGACGTTCGATGGCCTAGCTACTTCGATCGCTGGCGCGAGGTCAGAGGCCGACAAGTTCAAGAGCGCGCCGCTATTCAATGAGAATGTCGAAAAGAGCCGCCTACCGGCTCTAGGCACCATTGGCCCAGTCTATTCCGACAATGGGAAGCTGATCACCGATCCAAATGAGATTGATCGGTACAACAAACAGCAAGAAGACAATCGGAATCCAAAGATCGACACCGGCCGCGGCGTCCCGGTGCCTGTGCCGCTTCCGACTGCAAAGCCTATACAGCTTGGCGAGGAACCCAACAAGGCGGCCGAGACAGCCGCCACGAAGGCCGCTAATGCCTACCGCGACCTGCAAAAGGCCGCAGACGATCGCATCGGCCAGGTTCAGCAGGAAATCGACCTGCTCGGCAAATACGGCATAGAGGCAGACGCGGCGCGTTTTTCGTTGGATCTGTTCCAGCAGGCGGAAGACAAGGGTCGCTCGCTCTCGGCCACGCAACGCGCCGAGATCCAAAAGAAGGTTGATCTTTACAAGCAGTATTCGGAGACGCTTTCGAAGGCCAAACTCTCGCAGGATCTGCTGAACGACATGCGATACGACTCGCTGTCGAAAGAAGACCAGAAGGTCACGACGACGCTTCGCCAATACGGCTTGCCGGAAGATCTAAACAGTGAGCAAGCCGGCCAGATCAGGCAATCGATCAAAACCGGCGAACTGCGCGAAGACCTCCATTCATTCGCCAGCGACTTCAAAAATGCACTGCTCAACAATGGCGGTGACATCGGCAAGGCCTTTGGCGACGCCATCCAGAATGCTGCGCTCAACCAGATTTCGAAAATTGCTGATCGGTTCATTGACCAGATCATCAACGGAATTATCGGGAGCGTCTCGGGGCAGCCTGGCGGCGCAACGAACGGTATTGCTGGCGCCATCACTGGCGCCATTGGCGGCGGCTCGTCTGGTGGCGCTGGTGTGGCGGCTACCAAAGCAGTTGTTTCTAGTGCCGGGTCTGCGGTTGACAAGGCTTTCACCCTTTTCGGCGCCAACGAAAACACGAATACGTCTTCGATCAATTCCTTCCTGAAGCAAGGCGGCGTTGATCTCAATGCAGCACAAACAAAGTGGTGCGCGGCATTCGTCAATTCGTCACTCGAGCAGGTCGGCATCAAGGGCAGCGGTTCGCAGGTTGCAAACAGCTTCCTTGATTGGGGCACAAAGATTGATCCCAGCCAGATCCTCAAGGGCGACGTGCTGGTGCAGAACCGCGGGCTCGGAGCCAACCAGGCTGGCGGCCATGTGGGCTTTGCTACTGGCGCGACCCGTTATTCCGGCGGACAGCAGCAGCTTGAGATGCTTTCCGGCAACCTCAGCGATGGCGTTGGCAAGGAGTGGGTCAGCGCCATGGAAGTCCAGGCGCGGCGCGCTACGGAGTCGGCGGCTTCGCTCGGCGGTCTGACGAGTTCCTCAAGGACGGCGATCGACGGCCTCGGCCAGCTTGGCAACGGGCTGAACAAGTTCGGCAACAACCTTGCTTCCGCAGGAGCAGGCGGCGGGGGTGGCGGAGGCGGGTGGCTGCAGTTCCTCCTTGGAACGCCGTTCGCCGGCTCCGGCCAGCTTGCGGCAAGTGGCGGCATTGGTTTGTTTGCCGACGGTGGCCCTATCCGTGGCCCCGGCGGTCCGACCAGCGATAGCATTCCGATCATGGCATCGAATGAAGAGTTCATTGTCAACGCGCGGCAATCAAAGAAGCACCGAGCGCTTTTGCACGCCATCAACAACGGCACGATCGGTCACTTTGCTGCGGGCGGCCTTGTCGGCTCGGCAGGACGTATGCCGGCTCTGTCGCCATCTGGTCGCGCCTACGGCAACGACAACGTTGAGATCAAAATCATCAACAACAACGGATCGAAGGTTTCGCAGACAAAGCGAAAGACAAGTTCGGGCCAGACCATTGAAATGGTCATCGATGACATGGTCGCCGACAAAATGTCGACGCCTGGCTCGCGCTCGCGCTCGGCGGTGCAATCGCAATTTGGTCTTCAAGGTGGATTGGCGAGACGATGACGGCTTTTTGGCCATACGACCTTCCTAAGCGTTTCACGGTTCCCTCCTACCAGGAGACGCGGCCGGACAACGTCATTTACTCCGATGTGTCGGTTGGCCCCGCAAAGGCCCGCCGTCGCACCACTGCAAATGTCTGGGATCAAAGCGGCACGATGGTCATGACCTATGCCCAATATCGATCGTTTCTAACCTTCCTCTCCGACACAATCAGCGACGGCGCGGCGGCCTTTTGGTTCCCAGACAGGCTTGGCGGCTCCGACCTTCTCGTCCGCGTCAAGGAGCCGCCGAAGGCGTCCCTCGATGGAAACATGTGGCAGGTCTCGATAACTCTTGAGGTGCTTCCGTGAGCCGCAACGTCTCGACGACATTCATCGCCGCGGCGAATGCGCAGGAGACAGATGAGGTTGTCATCTGTCTCCTCACCGTGACGCACGAAGACTTAGAAGCGCCGATCTATCTTTCCAGCAACGCCACGACTCGACTTTCCGAAGACCCACTCGTCTACGGAACCGAAAGCCGCGGCGAACAATATTTCTATTTGCCGTTCGAATTTACGCTTCCCGACGACCAAAGCGACAACCCGCCGCGCGTTCAGTTGAAGATGGACAACATCGAGCGCTCGCTCGTTGCTATCCTACGCAGCTTCGCAACTCCGGCAAGTGTTTTGATGGAAATCGTGTTGGCATCCGATCTCGATATGGTCGAGATTACCATGCCTGCGCTTCAGATGTCGGACGTCTCGATCGACGATCACACTGTTTCGGCAACACTGGTTGCCGACGCCCTGATCAATGAGCCGCACCCTGCTGGACAGTTCACTCCTGGCTCCTTTCCAGGGCTGTTCTGATGGAGCAGTTTATCGGGATTCCATACGTCCCACACGGCCGAGGCTATGATGGGGCGGACTGCTGGGGAGTCCTCTACCTCTATTATCGTGACGTCCTTGGAATTCTTGTTCCAACCTATGTTGCCGAGATGGAGACGAGGCGGTTTGACCGTCGCGATATCGGGCCGCTGATGGCAGCGGAGCGCGACCGCGATTGGGTTCAAGTCGAAACCCCTGCCATTGGCGATTGCGTCCTGATGCGCGCCGGGCGGCATGACAGTCACGTCGGGGTGTTCCTCGGTGCTGGACGAATGCTGCATTCCGAAGGGCCGCACCCCTCTCAAATTGAACGGATGGCCGACGTGCGATGGCGCGACCGGATCACCGGGTTCTACAGGACAATCCATGTTGATAGCCCGAAACGTGACACCGCAGATCATCGGGCCGAACGAGATGGTCGACGTCTATCTGCGGCGCTCTCCTCTTCGTGAGCAGCGCGAACACTTTGAAGTTCCAGCTTGCCTGTCGATCGAAGAAATCATTGCTTTTTGCGACCTGAAGCCAGTTCGCTTGCATGTCTCGATCGGCGGCTATGTCATCGATCAGAAGAATTGGGCTCGCGTGCGCGCGAAGCCAGGCGTGTCAATTGTCATCGTCAAGGTGCCCGGGAAAGGCGCGCTGAAGGCCATAGCTGGCCTCGTCATCGCTCTTGTTGCAGCTGTTGCTGCTCCTTGGTTGGCTGGAGCGCTGTTTGGCCTCACGGCCGGGACAACGGCATTTTCCGTCGCGACCGGTCTTATCGGCGCAGGCATCTCGCTTGCTGGATCCATGGCGCTCAATGCGCTTTTCCCGGTGGCTAAGCCAGCATCGTTGCCTAACACTACGACGCTTTACTCAATAGGCGGAGCGCAGAACCAGGCAGCGCAATACGGCGCCATTCCGGAAATCTTCGGCACTCACCGAATTTCGCCGCCATACGCGGCCGGAGCTTACACTGAACTCGTCGGAGACGACCAATATCTGCGCATGCTTTTTGTGGTCGGATATGGCCCAATCGCTGTCTCTGATTTGAAGATCGGCGAGACTGAAATATCGAAATTCGAGGATGTCGACTACGAAATCATCGAGGACCACACAGTCACGCCAGTGACGCTTTATACAAAGCCAGTCTTTCAGGAAGACGTCTCCGTCGTTCTTGATGCTCCCACTGGCTGGGTGCAGCGCACAACGGTAGATGACATCGATGAGATTTCTGTCGACGTCAGCGCCCCTAACGGAATTTATAGACTGAAGGCAAAAGACGGTAAGCGCGTCAACTACACCGTCACCATTGATGTCCAGTATAAGTTATCAAGCAGCAGCACATGGCTGGCGCTCGGTACGTTTGATCTGACGGCAAACTCGCCCCAGGCAATACGGCGGACTCTGTCTCAGACGGTTGCTAGAGGCAAATACGATGTTCGACTGAGCAAGTCATCCCCCGATTATAACGGCAATGAAACGGTTTCCGAGTCGACATACTGGACGGCCGTTCGCGGCCGGCGCAATGAACCTGTCATCAGCTTCACGAAGCCGTTGACAGTTATAGCGGTGCGCATCAAGGCGACGGGCCAGCTTAACGGCACCGTCAACACGCTGAACTGCATCGCCAGTCCAAAAATCCGCGCATGGAACGGCGCGACTTGGTCGCTTGGACAGACGACCAGAAATCCAGCCGATCACTTCCGGCAGGTATTGCAGGGCAACGGTAACGCACGCCCTGTTGATGGCGCGTCGATCGATCTGGAAAGTCTGCAGGACTGGCACGCATATTGCGAAGCAAAAGGCTTCACCTTCGATCTCGTCGCGACTGACCAGAAGTCCGTTTACGATCGGCTCACAGAGATCGCCTCAGCCGGGCGCGCTGCGGTTTCGTTCCGCGACGGTCGCTGGGGTGTTGTTTGGGATGTCGCCGATTCACCGATCGTTCAGCACTTCTCGCCGCGGAATTCGGCGAACTTTTCGTCTGTTCGCGCCTATGTTGACATGCCGCACGGCTTTCGTGTGTCGTTCATCAACCGGGAAAATGGCTACCTGAACGATGAGCGCGTCGTTTATGACGATGGCTACACGGAAGCCAATGCTACGAAGTTCGAAGGACTAGATTTCCCAGGCGTCACCGATAAGGATTTGGTGTGGAAGCACGGTCGCTATCACATCGCACAACTTCGGCTGCAGCGCGAGACTTATTCGCTCGATACCGACTTCGAAAACCTCGTCTGCACGCGCGGTGACCGCGTTCGCGTCAATCATGACGTTGTGTTGTGGGGCGCGGGTTCGGCCAGGGTCAGATCGGTGTCAGCGGCGCCGGAAGGCGTTGTTCTGGACGATCTGCTGAGCATGGAATCAGGCAAGACCTATTCTATGCGGTTCCGCCGCCCAGACGGCTCGTCGCTGTTGCGAACGGTTACTGGCGTCGACGGTGAGTTCCGCTCCTTTGTGTTTTCGGACACTGGCGAGCTGCCATCGGCCGGCGACCTGGCGCTGTTCGGTGAAAACGGCTTTGAAAGTGTCGTTCTTCGCGTCAAGAGCATCCTGGCGCGCCAGGATCTTTCGGCTAGGCTAGAGTTGGTCGACGACGCTCCTGCGATCATGTTGGCCGACACTGGCGACATTCCGCCGTTCCAGACTGGCATTGCGCCGATTCCGGATTATCGCGCGTCGGCTCCGTCCGGATTCTCTTATGTAGAATCCATCTGGACCACGTCGCCCGCGACATCGGCGGTCGATCTGGCATGGCAAGCTCCTGACGTCGGGCCTGCCGCGTCCTATATCGTGCAGTACAGGGCGAACGGCGATGCGGAGTGGATCACGGCGTCGAGCGTTAGTGCTCCATCGATTCGCGTCGTCGATCTTGCAACCGGTGTCTACGACGTTCGCATTCGTGCGGTCTTTAAAAATGGAGAAATATCCGGCCCGCTGATCGGGGCATTCACTTGCGCCATTTTCGCCTCAAACCCGGCTGACGTGACGGACTTCCGCATTTCAATCAGTGGCGATATCGCCATGATGCAGTGGGAACTGCAGGCCGATCAGGCTCTTTCCCACTGCGAGATCAGGTTTTCGCCGGCCATCACCGGAGCAACGTGGCAGACAGCCTCGCAGCTACGGACGAATGTGGTCGGGTCGCAGGCGCAGGTTCCGGCTATGGTTGGAACTTACCTGATCAAGGCCGTCAACTATGCCGGCCTGCTGTCAGTCAACGCGGCGCTGATCGTCAGCACGGTCAATCCTCTCACGGCTTTCAACGCGGTTGAGGCCTTGCAGGAAGATCCGACCTTCGCGGGCACCAAGACCAATGTTGTGGTAGCCGGAGGCGCACTGCGGCTCGATACAGCTTCGGATATCTTTGAGCTCGTCGATTGGTTTTCCGTCGGCGACTTCTTTCTGTCGATCGGCGGGTTTGCCAGCGAAGGCGTCTACGATTTCGCCAATATCGTCGACCTGGGGGCGGTCTATACGTCCCGCGTTTCGGCGAGCGTCAGTGCATTCGGCGAAGTGGCAAGCGTAGACCTATTCGCGCGCTCCGACTGGTTCGGCGTGTCCGAATATTTCGGCCTGGCGTCCGACTCTCTGTGGAACGTTCGGGTTGAGGTTTCCTTGACCGAAGACAACCCTTCGGGATCGCCGACATGGTCGGATTGGGCTGAGTTGACCACGGCGGACGTTTCGGCACGCGCTTATCGTTTCCGCGCCAAACTCCAGTCGCTGCAGTTCGATGTCACTCCGGTGGTCGAACTGCTTGGCGTCACGGTGGACATGCCAGACCGTGTGATTGCCGAGAACGATCTAGTGGTCACAACGACAGGGCGCACGATCAGCTTCTCGCCTGCCTACTACGTCCTGAGCGGCATTTCGATTGCCGCGCAGAACATGCAGACCGGCGACTACTATCAAATCACCAGCAAAACCGCAGCCGGTTTCACGATCATCTTCCGCAATTCGTCCGGTACGCCAGTCGCGCGGACCTTTGACTATGTGGCAAAAGGGTATGGATACGTCCAATGAGCCAAGCAACAACTTTCAGCGTTCCAACGACAGGCCCGGCGTCGCCGAGCCTCATGGCGGCGCGCATGGACGACAGCCTTCGGGCGCTACTCAGCGGCAACTCCGGCGCCTCCCGGCCAGCCTACGCGGTCGCCGGAACGGTCTGGGTATCGACAGCCACAGCGGGCCAGTTGAAGCTCTATCTGTACGATGGAGCCGACGACATTTTGTTGATGACGGTCGATACAGCAACGAACGCCGTGACCCTCAGCGGTCTCGGCGCGGCGATCAATGCTGCGACTGCAAAGACGGCTCCGGTCGGCGCCGACAAGCTGGGAATATGGGACAGCGCGGCCGGCGACACTAAGAGCCTAACGCTGACCGCTTTGAGCACCTTTCTTGCGCCGCTCCTCGGTCCCGATTTCGTGCAGGGCGGGATCGTCCTGCCGAACGGGTCGACGCCGCTCACGCATCTGGATATTGCCGCCTTCAATGTGAAGGCCCTGAGCAAGTTCGCATCCACGGCAAGCACGCTCACCAAGAACATCAATGGCACTTGGGTGGCCGGTAACGGCGGCGGCCTGGACACGGGCACGAAGGCGGCGAACGCCACCTATTTCGTCTATGCGCTGCGCAAGCAGTCGGATGCGAGCGGCGAGGTGGTGCTTTCCACGTCGGCAACTGTCGGCGGCGTCAATCTGTCGCTACTGACCGGCTACGATGTTCTGGCGCCGATCGGTGTAGCGCTGACGGATGGCAGCTCGAATATCCGAGAGTTCATCATGGACGCAGGGGACGAGTACACGTTCACTACGCCGGTCCGAGAAGTTACCAACGCGGCAATTTCGACGACATCGGCGCTTTTGGCGCTCACTGTTCCGAATGGGGTGAAGGTCAAAGCAAAGCTCAGGCTGATGTTCACATCTGGCGCCACCACGAACTCCGCTTTGGTCCATGACCCCGCCAAGGGAACGTTGGTCGCCGGTGGTAACGACTCAGGCGGCAACGTTGGCACGATCCAGGTCTCCAGCGGCTATGCGGTCGGCGGGGGCGACGTCCGGACTAACACGAGCAAGCAAGTCCGCTATGTGGCCGGCGCCTCCGGAAACTTTTGGGTCTGGAACGACGGTTTTTACTTTCCATGCAAGAGGATCGGCTAATGCCTTACGTGATGCGAAACGCCGACGGCGATATCTGTGGCCTGTTTGAGCAACCACAAAATGGCAGAGCGGATGAGTTTCTGCCTGACGACGCAGCGGAGGTCGTAGCTTTCGTCAACCAGCGAGTGCCAGCGGCATACACCATTGGCAAATCGACGCCATGGCGGCGCATGAGCGATGAAGAAGTAGCAGATGTCGACGCAGCCATGCAATCGGCGACACTGAAACAAAGACGCATCTATGAAGCGGCTAGCTACATCAGCACCGAAGATGAGTTGTTCGGAACGTTGAAGGCGTTGCTTTCGGCGGTCCTTTCACCCAGCCGGGCGGATGAACTTTTGGCACCGGAAACATGATACTCCGCTATCTCATCTACCTTCCCGTCAACGTCGCGCTCGTGCTGCTCTCCTATGCCCTGTCGCCGTTGCTGGCCGCATGGTCAATGAAGCACGGCCCGGTTCTTCCCGGCCGCTGGCGGTGGTTCTCGACGCTGAACGCCGATCTGGACGGCTATATCCCGCAGAAGGTCGCGGGCTTCGATCCTGCCGCCAAGGGCTTCAAGCTCTGGTGGCAGCGTACCCGATGGACATGGCGAAACCCATGCAATGGCTGGCAATCCGAAGCGCTGGGTGTCGAGGACATCGCCTCGGTATTTACCTTCAAGCGCGATCTGCCGCTGGCGTTCGGCTTCTATCTTAAGCTCTGGCTTGGCTGGAACCCGATAAAGCGCGGCGGGAACTACTACCCGTACATGTTTCAGATCGGCCCTAAGCGGGCCTGATCCAAACCCAATCAAACCGGAGCCCATCATGCTTCGCACGCTTTTCTCAGGCGCGCGTGACGCTGTCGCGCGCGTGCTGATCCCCGACGCGAGCTTCACGTGGAAGCGCGCCTGGTCGCTTCGGCTGATCGAGCTCGCGGCTGTATCCGACATCATCCTCAATGTCGTGCCGGTCGTCACCGACTACCTGCCGTGGTGGCTGACGATCGTGCTGCTCGGCGGCGCGTACATCGCCCGCCTGCTTATCCAAAACAAGGAGCCCGCCGATGGCGACAAGGCTTAGAAAGACCGGCGGCGGGCTCGCCGCCATCACGCTGGCTGGTGCCATGGCCATCCAGACGGTTGGCGGATTCGAGGGGCTCAAACTCTACGCCTACCGCGATGTCGTTGGCATCTGGACCGCCTGCTACGGAGAAACGAAGGGCATCAAGCCCGGCATGAAATTCTCAAAGGCCGACTGCGACAATATGCTGATCGACAGTCTGGTAGAGCACGAGGCCGGAATGCGCAAGTGCTTGAAGGCTCCGGACGCGCTGCCTATCGAGACTTATGTCGCAGGCGTCTCGCTGACCTACAATATCGGTCCTGGCGGCTTCTGTGGCTCGACCGTCGCGCGCAAGCTGAATGCCGGAGATATCCGCGGCGCATGCGATGCCTTCCTCATGTGGGACAAGGCGAAGGGCCGCAAGATCGCAGGGCTGACCAAGCGCCGTGAGGCGGAAAGGGCGCTTTGCCTGAAGGGTGTCGCATGATCGTCTGGATTGCGAAACTACTGGGTGTCGACAAATGGATTGTCGGCGCCGTTGTCGTGATGGCCCTTCTTGCCGCTGTCGGCGGCGCCTATGCCTACGTCGACCACCGCGGATACCAGCGGGCGGCTGTGGCTTACCAAGCGCGCATCGACAAGCTCGTTGGCGACTACAAGGCCGCCGAGATCGCCGAGACGGAGCGACAGGCTGCGGCAAACAACGCCGCCAAGGCCCGCGAAGCTTCCCGCATCGCCGAAATGTTCGCCGCCAACTCCAAACTTGAAACCCGAATAAAGGAGCTGGCCAATGAAGCTGTTGCAGATCCTGATGCTGGTAAGCCTGTGCTTGGCGCTCCCTCAGTGCGCCGCATTAACGAAGTCCGTTAAAGTCACGCCCGCCGCGCCACCGCAAATCGCGCAGCCGTCCGATGAACTGCTCAAGAAGTGCAATCTTCCTGTCGATCTGGGCGACGGCCCACTTGCGCAGGAGCGACTTGAAAAGCTCTGGATCACTGACCGTTCGTCACTCATCAAATGCTATCGCAGGAACCTTGCCTTGGTTGATTTTATTCTTGACCGGGATGGCCGCCTGACCGCCGTTCAGACAGCGAGGCCGCGATGACAGCAACCCAACTTATGGCTGTCGTCATGTTCTTCATGGCCATATCCGGCGCCTTATGGGGCGTCTGGTGGCGCATCGAGGGGCGGGTGGACCGCGCCAAGTCCGAAGCCGTCCAGAAGGCCACAGAGGCTGCCGTTGAGGCCGCAGCGGTAAGGGCAGACCTTGCCGCGCACCGCTTGCACGTGGCCGAGCAATACGTCTCCAAGCAGGGGCTTCGCGAGACGACCGACCAGATTATGGAGGCGATCCACGGCGTGAAGACTGCCGTGGATCACATGACGGCGCGCGTCGATCGCATCGTCGAAAATCAGGTCAAGCGGCCAACCCCGCGCGCTTAGCCGACAACACCACCACATTTCCGGAGACTACCATGGCAACCGAACTTCTCGCGGTCGGCTCGACTGCTGCCAATTCCTCTGACCTGGTCGTCGCCTCTGGCTCGACCGTGACCGTTGGCATAAAGGGCGCAACGACCTCCCAGGCACGCGTACGCATCACGCTGAAAGACGACGCCGGCGGCTACACTGACGTGGGCGAACTCACGCCATTCCGTCCGGCGATCGCGATCACCGCGCCAGGCACCTATCGCTTTACACGGGTTGCTGGCGAAACGTGCGGGGTCTTCAGTGCTTAATAGCAGCACGTTTCTAACTTCACCGCTATCGCCGATCGGTAAGTATAGCGTTTCGGGCCGCCTCCCTGGAGGCGCCGGCGCCTCTCTGCCTGACTTCACCTTCCAGGCAGAGACTGACGCTCTAAACGTCTCAAAGACCGCCGCCGGCATCCCCATGTCCCGGCGACAGAAGCTAACGTTCGACCGGCTGATCACCCGCATCAAAGGTGCTGGCGTGAGCATGACGAACGCCAAGGCTCTTTACTCTCCCGACACCCCGACCGAGATCAACAGCCGCGTCAACAAATTCCACCCAGGAACGAACGATCTGACGCTGACTGGCGCCGGCACGCCGACTTACACCGCGAACGACAGATGGAGTGGTTGGTCGTCGACCACGAAATACAACACGGGCATCGGCCTGCAGTCTTTCGCGCAAGGTCAGTTCACGATCTTCTACTACAGCCGAACCGCGACGGGGGCGGCCGGTGGCGACTTCGGGGCGCAGACGGCCGGTGGCGACGGCATCGGGGCAAACACGAGGGACGCATCCAACAAGTTCAACGCGCGTCTGCAGGCCACGAACTATGCGTCGGTGGCGACGAACATAACGCCCGGCCAGGGCATGTACAGCATCAGGCCCGGCAGTCTCGACACCCTCGGGATTACCCGGGAGGTGCCAAGCGTAACTTACGTCGCGCCGGCCACCAACCCGACCATTCACCTTGGTGGCATCAACGGAGGCGCGGTATCGGCGCACGATTGCGGCCTGTTCGCCATCTTCGACGTCAGATTGACCGACGCGCAGTGCATGGAGATCAGCGCCGCGCTTCTGGATTACTATCTGAAAATCCGCTTCGGCATGGTCGATTACTACGAGGCCGGCAAGGCCCCGACGACGGTAGACTTCGATGCCCTCGTTTACGGCGCCGGTCCGGCGTCGATCGCGACTGCGAGGGGGCTTAAGGAGGAGGGCAAGACAGTCGGCATCCTTCTCGATGCGCTGGCGAAAACCGATTGGGATATCGGCGGGATGCCAGGGAATGGGCTGGCCTATATCGACAGCTATGCGTTCACTGCCTGCAAAGGTTTCTACCGTGACCTCACGTCGTGGGTGAACAGCACGATCATCAATCGGGTCGACACGAACACGCAAACGGGCAACTCGGTTGAATGCTGGCAATTCGTTTCCGGCGTCCGTCGCTGCCTCGACCCGACGCGGACGAACGGAACGCTTCTGCTGGGGCTGGATATCCCGGTTTACTTCTCCACCGGCATTGCATCCATCACGGCGGTCGGGACCAAGGACACTGCGGTCATTACGAACGACGGCAGGACATTCACTGCTAAGCAGTTCATCGCGGGCGACTATGATGGCGAATATATCCATATGTCTCCCGGCATTCCGACGATTACGGGCGGCGAAGCGGCAGGCGCAGGCTCGGAAGCCAACAACGGTTACAAGGGATCGAGCGCCCTCAGCAAGCCTTACGGGTCGGATATCGATCCCTATGTCGTGGCCGGCAATCCGGCCTCCGGCCTTCTGCCCGATATCCAAGGCACCATGCCCTTGCCCGGCCTGACGGTCGACGCCCCCGATCCGTCGATCCAGAGCATGAATTACCGTCTGGCGATGACGAACGATCCGGCGCGCAAGGTGCCAGTTACTGCGATCGACCCGCACCGGAACTACAACGCGCTTCGCTATGAGACAGCCGCCCGAGCGTATGTCCTCAATCCCAGCGTCACGATCGGCAACCCGGCAAACACACAAACTATTCTGCAGTTCGCTGTCGGGGGCACGACTGACAAGATGGACGTCAATAACGGCTCCGGCGGGCTATCCACCGACCTTCCAGGAAGCGGCTATCGCTATGCGACCGCCGCGAACCAGAACGCGCGCCAAGCAGTCATCGATGACCTTCGTGATTATCAGCTCGGCTGGTTCTGGTGGCATGCAAATTCCGGCGATAGCCGCATTCCATCGACGCTGGTAACGCAGTTCCAGGCATTCGGCCTCGACGCGCACAACTTCCTGGACCCCGGTCCCGGTGGTCTTCTCTTCTGGCCGAACCGCCCGTATCAGCGCGATCCCATCTGGAGGCTCAAGAACACCGGCTACGTCTCCACGGCGCAGGACTATTGCAAGACGGACGGCTCGGCTCTGCGGTCCGACAAGACGGTGGCGGTCACCTCCTACGACTGCGACAAGCATCCGCCGTGGAAAGTCGCTTCCGGCGGCCTGCTCTACACGCAGGGCAGTGTTCCCGGTGGCTTAGTTGCCGGCGCCGACAAGATCGCGCCCATCCCACTTGAAGAGATCGTCCCTGACGCCGCGGTCAAGACGAACGTCATCGTTCCATGGGCCTCTTCGTGCACGATCCTCTGCTGGTATATGGCGCGCTTGGAGTTGACCGGAGCCCTGAAGGGTACGGCGGCCGCCTATATCGCGTCCATGGCGATCGACGGAAACATCAACGTACAAGATGTTGATTATCCGACCCTGCGCGCAAAGATCCTTGCGAGCTACGTCAATCACCCGATCTTGCCGCAAGTGGCCTAGCCGCCCATCCAGCCGCCTCTCCTGAACCGGGGAGGCGGCTTTTTGTTTGTGGAAACCGGCCGATCTGTTGCGCTCGGAGATCTTAAGCCGAGGCTTCTTCAAGCCTGTCAACGATCGATCCAACCAGGTCCACCATCTTCGATAACGTTCCGAACATTTCCCAGCCATCCAGGTTGTCTGTCCCCGAGAATATCAGTCCTATTGAGATGGGCATCCTTCTGTTCATCAAACTTGCGAGTTCGGAAGGATCTCCGAAATACGGTTTAACTTTAAATTCAAATCCATTGAAGTCTTCGTTTCCGTGGTCGATCATGGCAGAAGCGAACAGACCGGCAATAACTCCAAGAGCCGCTTGCTCATTCATATCTGATGAGGGGCGAGGTGTTATGCGATTACCGACTCGGAGGATCGAAGCAATGAGATTGTTATGTTTGTCAGTGTTGCACAGGTCGTTAAGCCCATACAGCAGATCGTTTCCACCGCGATATGGTGCAAATGATACGATCACATCTTTCGCTGTTTCCGAGAGACCAGCCATTTTTCCTTGAGCTCCCTTCGCGAGAAACTCGTGCTCGGTTCCAGCAAATGGAAAGTACACATGCTTGACGTTCGTAGCACCGTTAAGCCGAGCTAGAGCCACTGCCGCAACGTCAAGTGCGGACCGCAATTGATACGCTACCTCGCCTACAATTACGTGTACGAGATCGCTGACATCAAACAAATCAAGGCGGATAATGCCATCACCGGAATCTGTGTCGACCCTGCCGACAAACTGATAGACATCCGTGGATCCTAGCACGGTACGGGCCTCCGCTATCTTCGCGTTAGCTCGGTCGATCTTTAGACGTGGTTGATGCAGCTTCATGATCTGGCTCTGCTCCTGCTTACCAGTAACGGATATTGAAATCTCTCTTGTCGCCCAATAGAGCGCAATATCCAGCCGTCTCTCCTTAACAGGGGAGACGGCTTTTTGTTTTTCAGCCGTAGCTATAACTGCTGAAGCGCAGGGGCTGACGCTATCGCATTCATGGCGATTGACAGGAATGTCGAGCTCGGACGAAGTTGCTGGCTCGCCGACGGGAATTGGTCTACCTCCCGCTGGATTGCTGTTTCACTCGCCCTCAACCGGTCAGTCCCATGGGATATCGAAGACCGGGCCGTCGTCCGGGCGACCGCTAAACCGCAACGGGTAGACATTCTGCACATCGCTGATCGTCTGCACGTTGGCGTAAAGCCATGTCTCTTCTGAAGGCCTGCCATTGTATTGCAGCCTTATCCCTACGACGCATCCACCGTTAAAATGGATGTGATCGGGAATATCGCCGGGATGCATTCCTACGCCGTGAGTGACTGAAAAGGTTTTCCCATTGCCAATGATGTGCGTTACCTGGTTTCTGGAACCGCCTCCGAGCCTGTTAGCATTAGGCCCACCGGGTATTGCGACGACCTGTATTGCTTGGTCTGTCAGGATCGCTGGAGTAACCCCGCCGTTCTTGAACACAACTTCGGTGCTCAACCACAACCTCCCGTCACCGTCGACCCGCGTTGTTATCGAGCCTTCTTCAAAATACAGGTAGGGCCGCAGCTGACGGTCTGCCATTATTCGAGTTTCGCGTAGGGTCAGATAGACGAAGACCAGGCCGGCGCCTGCTACCAAAGTTCCTGCTAGGGTGAGCCAAAACATTAGGGCCGCCCAGAAAGCCATGCTTTCTTGTGCCACAAGGTCGCGTACTGTTAGGGGATCCGGTTCTGCGACGACGGCCGCGGCGGCGACGAAGAAGATGGGTAGCAAGAATGACGGCAAGTTCTGCTCCAGAGATGAGAATGCCAATAGTTGTCATCGCACTCGAAACCGGCAGTGCTATCGGGCCGGCCCCGCTAATCTTTGGAGAATGGATGGCAGGGCGAGCTTCCCGCGTCAATCACACCAGTCGTTGCGCCGCTTCGGGCTCCAAGTCCTGGCGAACCCTTCCTTCAGCAGCTTCTTGCCGATTTCTTCACCATTCGTTCGGTAGATGTTGATGAGCGGCCGGTGCGTGGGTGTCTTGTCTACCGCGCCGCTGAACACCACTTTCAGGCCGGGCTCGGCCAGCAGCTCTTTCAGCCTGCCTTTGGCGATCAATGCCAGCTTCCGTTCCTTGATGCATTTCGCGTGCGATCCAATCTCCGGCGTATCGATGCCCGAGACGAACGGAACACCTTCCCCCAGCAGTCGCATGCCCGTCGCATTTGACGGTGTCGCCGTCGATGGCCGTCAGTGTGGCGCAGACGATGAGTTCAGCGATCATCCTTGCTTCCTCGCCGTCCGTTGTGCCGCATCAGTCTGTGGTAATATTCCTCGACCTTTCGCATAGCCTCGCGGGGTTCGGCTTCGAATCCTTGATGTGGCACCACCCGCTGCGTTACCTGCGGGCCAAGGCCGCTCCATTGCCATTCGCCACCCTTCGGGCCGCCGCTCTCAAATCGAATCCTCCCGATGATTACCGCACCGTCATAGCCCAGCCAGTCGAGATCCGTCGGCCGGTCGGTCTCGTCGATCTTCGTGCCGCGCCATTTGTAGAGGGGTTTGTATCGGGGAGACATGTTGGGGAACATCGCCCGAGCCAGCCTAATAATCAATCTGGGTGAGTTGCTTTTTAAGCTTTGTTGCTGACTGCATTCGGAAATCGTCGAGACGTCAGTCGATTAGATCGGCACCCTATGATGGACAGTGAGGGGCTTCAGACCAATAGGAGGCGTCCTCGTCAGCACACTCTTGAGGGCTCCAGCCTTCTGCATGGAGCGATAGCCAGTAAGCCCGCGCAACGGTCCGCGCATATTCAGAGGGTTCCTTGCCAAACGGCCAGCCTTTTTCGGACGAGAGTTCCCAAATCCGCTTTGTGAAAAGGACGGTGAATTCGTCTTCGTCCAGCATCTGCAAAAAAAGAACCTCCGCAGCCGCCTTGTTGAGGATGGCGCAGAGTACAGGGGTGGCAGGGGTCCAGCCCTCTGCGTTATCGGCGTTAGATAACGGTAGATGCTGACGATGGTTCCGATACGCTTTAACGAACGATCGGCCGCCAAACTCCGTGAGCAGATGGACAAGCTGAGCCCGCTGTCGATACCGGACGGAAGCGAAATGCCGTCTTCGTCGATCCGAAGCTTGTTGCCGAGATCGAATATCGGGCTTGGACGCATGACGGGAAGCTGCGACATGCGTCGTATAAGGGGCTGAGGGAGGTGCAAGACAACTCGGCAGTCTACGAGCTATCCGCAGAACCGTGAGACACAACGGTCACCGCGAAACGCACAGTTTTACAGCCAAGCCGAGAGGAACAAATCGAGCTTCCCGAGCGCCTGGCGGCCCCTACGACGCGTCGCGTCAAGAATAACCGAGGCGTTTCGGCTTCTGCCGGGTCGTTAGGGTGCCAGGCAGGGGACGTAACAGCCAGAGTTGCCGGACGTTGTGGGCGGGCGGGTAGGCCGCGTTCATAAGGATCGTCTCGTCCCGGAACCGCTGAAACCTGCGCTCGTGATCGGCTTTCGCGAAAAACCGATAGTAGAGGCCGCCGACGATCGCCGCCAAGGATATCATGGTTACGAGCGCGAAGATCGCCCTCGCCGTCCAGATGACCGCCGTTGTCAGTAGGCGAACGTCGATCACTTTGTCCACCACGCCGGCAAGGACCGATCCCTCGAAGAGAAGATAGACGGGTGCGAGCAGTAACAACAGGAGAGAACCGAGATAGGGCAGGGCCGCTAGAGTACATCGCTCCCAGTGCATCTGCTGCAGGTCTTCGTGATAGGTTGTCTGCCTCTGATTTCCGATGTTTCCGAGTGGAACCACCATTTTGTAGAAAAGCCAGAAGGCAGTAATTCCATAGAGAATAAAGTAGACGGAAAAGGACAAGGAATCCCCCGGAAATGCAGCATCCGACGTCAAGCTATGCGGTTCGCTAAGACTCTACACTGCTCACCTTATTAGGAAATGAATTCGCGATCAGTTCTTCCGCCACTGAAAAATTGATCGTTTTTCGAGCAGCGCCTGGCACCGCTTCATCTCAGAGCCGTCTCCGTAGACCGGGTTCGCGAGTCGGTGTCCATCAGCAATAGCGCGGCTCATGCACTCCCATCGACGTCCCCATCCTCGTCCAGTTGGTGCACCGGCAGATAGGTATTCTTCTCCATCCACTCCCGGACGATGAACCTGATCATGTCGTTACGCGTCTTGCCGAGCTCGCCGGCTAGGTCGCGCAAGGCGTCCTCGACGTCATCCTCCATCGAGACGGCGCCGGCATTGCGCAGCCGTAGCGCGGCCCGACGAAGCATGATCTGCAGATCCGCTCGCGAAATATCTGCGATGCGGTCGGCGGCGTCCTCGAGGAGGGTGGCGGCGTCGGGCGAGGTCATCAGTGCACCCGCTTCGGCGCATCCTCAATCTGCTCGAGGATCTGGATTAGCCCCAAAACCACATTGCTGTTCAGGCGAGCCATGATGAGACCAGACCGCTCAGCCGCCTTGCCGGTGCGGCGGTCAAAAATGGTCCAAGTCTCGTCTTGATCTTTGCGAGCGCCGTAGCGCGGTATCTCGATCATCGCTTTGCCCCTCTCATGGCCATCTCCAATTATGTTCGATAGACGCGCCGGCGCGCAAGTGCGTCATCTGGCTGCAACCAAAGCTGGTCGCCGAGATGGAATTCGAGTTGGACAGAAGACGGCAAGCTGAGGTGCAGGATAACGCGGCGGTTTATCGTTTCGAATAGAGACCGAAAAGGCCGCCAAGCTCCGACTGTTTTTCATGCTTCTGCAGTGCCGCCAGACCGAGACCAAGCAATCCGCCATGGGTTGCGTTCCCACGCCAATGCAGCGCGCGAATATTTGACATGTCCTCGGTGCCGCCGAGGGCCTTCGGAACCGGATAGTGATCAAGCTCCCAGCCGTAGTCGCTGTCCCTGCGCCCATAATCACTGAAGTGGATCAAGCGCCCGTGAGCGTCGTACCGCCACTTCATAGGGTCGAGCGTGGCGGTATACTGAAGTTTGCCCCAGGCCTCTACGCGCCGAAAATATTCCAAAAGCTCATTCGCCATTTTGCTCTCCTCGAATCAGTCTCCACCTCCCGATGAAATGAGAGCATGAAGACTGTATCTTGTAAATGATCTGAGCTCTTTCGCTATATCTTGTGGGCGCGGAGTGCGTCGTTCATTCCTAACCCCACTTTATATGGCATTTGCTTGCACCTAGCGGATCTCTCCACCAAGCCAGGCTGCGCCATAAATCAGGAACGGGTAGGGTGTTGATTGCCTGTAGCAATGGCTCCCGCGGCACATGCGTGTAGTGACGGCTCATATCGTCAACGGCGTGTCCCAGTATCTGATCTTTGATATGCGGGTGGACACCATTGATCACCAACTGCGTTGAGACAGTATGCCTTGCCGTGTAGGGGCTAATATCGCGGATGGGTGCCTCGGCTTGATCTAGGCGTTGGCGCGCGCCGTCGATCGAGCCCTTTAGCTGACCACCGCCTGCCTCGAATATCGTGTACGGGTGCCCCTTGTATGTCCTGAAAATCTGGCGCTTTCGATCCTTGCGCCGGAGCAGTGACGTGAACAGCGGGACCAGGAAGTCGTGCATCGGTACTCCGCGTGGATCGCCGGTCTTCGAACTACCCACAACGATCCAACGCTTGTCTACGTCTACATCCGGCGCCTCAAGCATGAAAAGTTCGATAGGCCGCATTCCCGTATAGAACAGTGCTGTCATGACCATGGCGGGGGCAGGCGACATATTGCTGACGAACGTTGCGGCGCGATCGTATTCCACTGGCCGGTTTCCGCTCCGCGAACTGATCTTGCGCTTTGCTGTTCCTTTTGCTTTGCGCGGCCGTTGCCACTTCCGAAGATCTGCCCAGCCGTTTATCACAGCGTAGTTCCACACGGCTATGAAGGGCGTGTAGCACTGCCGGTTCCGGGTCTCGGGTAGCGCATCCTCGTAAAGTTTGAATGCGAGCGCATCGATGTCACGTTGGTTGATCTCACGCAGAGGTTTCCCGCCAAGGGTCTCCGTCAGCCTAGAAAGATATCGCGCGGATCCACCGCTGTGCAGATAAGCGTCGGCCGCCTCCTGAAAGTTCACCCTGACCTTCTTCCCGAATACGCTTTCTTCGAGAAGCTCGCGCTCCCTTATGATGCGTATCATCTCTGCGGTGTCTTTGTCGGAGGTCTTGGTACTTTCCCGCACCTTCAAGCCACGCACATCACCTGAGAGATACCAGGATTCAGAACCGGGCCGGCGTACCAATTTGAGGGGCATAACCATTGCCTCCACTAAGAGCAAACGTCTGCCGCCGGCACGAATGCCGAAAGCTGGTTGATCCTCTTCAAGTGGTGTTTAGGCGGGATGGCCTGCGCGGAGTGGTGGGCCGCGGTTGGAAGCTATTCGCCGAAAATGGAACGGTCAAGAACGAGTTGCTGGCGGCTTCGCCCCTTTTGCCTTTCGGCTAATTCGTTTCGATTTCGGTAGGGTTGGCGGAGTTGGCTCCTCGTGTGCCACTGTCCGATTGTCGGGTTCCCGAGAGAAAAACTCGGTGTCCTTCGCCCACTGCGCAACCATCCGCTGGTCTGATGGTGTCGGCTTCAGTTCTCGCACAAAAATAGCCCAGCCTCTTGGGCCATCCTGTTGTTCGATGAAATACCGCTTTTCGACCAGAAAGTAGCCGTATGGTGTGCCCTGAGTCCAAGTGGCGAATATGTCACCTACATTAGGACATGTGCCGCCGAAATAGCTGAGGCCAGATATGCCCAACAGCATCTCCGGGTCACCGTCAGGATGTTCTTGATAGATTCTGACCTCGAATTCATCGGTCACAACGGTCACGTCAATCTTGCCGATCGCGAAGTCGAACTCCGGGGCCATTCCCGTTCTGATCGATGAAGATGATACCTGCAGTTTCAAGAGCGGACTGAATATCGTCGATCGTCCGCTCTTTGAGTTCCTCGCCAGCCTCTAGGCGGGAAATCGTTGCCGGGGCGACCTTGGCCAGTGCCGCTAGCTCTCGGACTCCCAGGCCGAGCGCGACACGAGCCATTTTGCACTGAACGGGCAACATTTTTATAACCTCGTTATTATTTTATGTTGACGCTCTAAAAACAAAGCGCTATTGGTACACCGTACTCAATTTAGATCACAGAAGCAAACGAGGAGCGACACAATGACCATTCATGCACCGATAGGCCACGCCGACAGAAGCCTGCTGCCGAGGGCGCTCCTTGGCAGACGACCTACTCGAGTTTACCTCGCCACCGAGTTCCGTTTCGCTGCAGGCGACAGCGTAGCCTTCGGCGACTACGTAGCGATCGTAATGACGCGCTCCCGGTCGGCGTTCGGCAGAGAAATCTATTACATCCAACTTATAGCTGGTGACATGGCTGGCCGCCCGTTTCGCACGGTCGAAGGAAGCTGTCTCACCGCCTGCGGGAATCCATATGAAGACCGGAGTGAAGCGAGCCCTCGTTCTTGAGCTGTTCAGCAAGCAAGGCGGGCGTTGTTGTTACTGCGATCGCGCGATGATCCTGATGCCTCGTGGCGCCGCTCGCCTCCCACCGCACGCAGCCACGCTAGAGCATCTGATGACCAATCGCCGCAAGGGATGGACGCGCCGCGATAACATGGCGGCTGCTTGCTGGGAGTGCAACGAAATGCGCGGCTCGGCGATGGATTGGCTGATGTTCAAGACCTACCGACGCGGCGAGCTCTGGGAGCTCATCGGCGGCGGCAAAGATTTCTAATCGGCCCGCCCTGGCCGAACGGCGGTCAGCCGTTGTCGCCGCATGATGCGGCTGACCGCCACTATTTACCACGCCACCACAAGTGCGCCGTCGGCCTCACCAGCCGGCGGCTTTTCAATGTCATGTCCGTTTCCACTTTGATAGACACAACCTTAACGGAAATAGTCCATCCTCTCTGACAACTTAGGGGGAGAAAGACGTTGAAACTGTCGGGACTAGTAGTCAAAAACTACCGCCGCATCGGCGACATCGAATGCAAAATAAAGATCGACCAGATCGTGGTCTTGGTCGGACAGAACAACTCCGGCAAATCCACTGTTCTCGATGCCTACGAGCTTTTTGCCTCGGGTGGCCGAGAAGTTGATGTGAGCCATTTTCATAACGAGGACACCAAACGACCGATCGAGATCGTCGGCATTTTCAATTCGCTCACAGAGGATGACCGTAACACTCTGGGCAGGCAGTGGGAGCATCGCGACCAAGACCATGGCGATTGCATTAAGGTTCGCTGGGTGTGGAAATCGCCCTCGTCAAAGGGTCAGAAGCAATCATATAATCCGGGGACAAGCACGTTCGAGGACGGCGGGGTCGGAGGTTGGGATTCTCTTATACAAAGTCGCATACCTAAGCCGGTGCGGATCCGCCCAACCGATGCCGTCGATACGACCCAGACCAAAATTGTCGGAATGTTGAAAGACCACATCAAGACAAGATTGAAAGCAGATTCGTCCGGAACTCGGGGAGTCCTGGCGGAAATCGAGAAACTCGCCGCGCAATTGTACGAGGAATCAAAGGACGTCATCAACGACATCTCGACCAAAATCACCGATCAGGTGTCGACTGTTTTCCCCGGTACGGTGATCGAAGTGATTCCCCGATCGAAAGATTCGATCGATGAAAAGATCATCGCTGCGGACTCCTATTTAAAAATCGGAACAGCAGGCGGCAACGGATCTTCTTTGGTGCTCCAAGGCACGGGTATGCAACGGGCTTTGTTGTGGTCCGCTCTCTCTGTGATGTCAGAATCTCCGCCAGGGAAGAAGAAGGCAGGCAGCGAGGAAAATGAGCCTCCGCGCGTTCTTTTGATCGACGAACCTGAAGCGTTCCTGCACCCACCGACGGTGAGAATGGCTCGCGACGCGCTTTACGAGTTCGCGCTAAACAATCCTAACTGGCAAGTAATTGCCACGACACATTCGCCTGTCTTCATCGACGTCGCTAAGGATCACACGACAATTATCCGCGTGGACGCAAACTCCGCCAAGCAGCATTACGTGTCCACCGACGACGTTGGCTTCAATGGGCCAGAGCGGAAAAGGCTCGCGATGGTGCGAGCATGCCATCCGTTCGTCAACGAGTTTTTCTTCTTTGACGACATCATCCTAGTGGAGGGGCCAACAGAAAATGTCGTGGTAAGCACGCTCGCCGAAATGCTCGGGAAGCAGATCCACGTCATTGACTGCCTCGGAAAAGCAAACATCCCCATGTTCGCAAAGATCCTGAATCATTTTCAGGTTCCATACGTTGTAATCCACGACTCCGACGTTCCGAAGGCAAAACGCAAGGAGAAAACAATCGCAAACCCAATGTGGTCTGTGAATGCTGAGATACGCAAGACCGTTGCCGGGTCTAACGTTGGCTCAGCCATCTACGTCCAATTCCCAAATTTCGAGGGTGCTTTTTGCCCAGAGGAACTAAATTCAGGCAAGGTGGATAATGTCATTGAGATCCTTGCAGATGACAGGTCGGTATACCGCGAGCGCATACTTACGGCCTATGAGAAGGTATTCGCAAAGGACGCAGCAGTGATGTGTAGCTCGGAAGAGGTGTTTGAACGAAAGATGGCTGAACACATTGCCGAGCGCGGCCTTGGTGGAAACTGGGCGTGGGCAAATAGCTGATAGCGCGGTACGACGAGAAGTACGACAGACGCGCTGGATGCCCTTATACTAAACCAAATCCGTCCAGTCGATCATCGGGGCGACCGCGAAAATCGGGCTCTTCTGCGTCATCGACGTTCCATAATTCGTTGTTCTCTGGGGGCCGCATGGGCGCCGCACCGCCATGGGGCGGGATCATCTCTTCAGCGCGCATATAACATCCGGCGGTGAGATCGACAAATGGCGTTCACGCAAACAGAAACGGCGCCCCTTGTGGAGCGCCGTTCATGCCGCCGAAGCGGAAAGTCTAACTTACGAAGCCGAGATGTTGACGGCCTTCGGGCCCTTGCCCATGCGGTCCGGCTCGGTGTCGAAGGTAACCTGCTGGCCTTCGCGCAGCGACTGGATTCCAGAAGCCTGCAGCGCAGAGATATGGACGAAAACGTCCTTTGCGCCGCCGTCCGGCGTGATGAAACCAAAACCCTTGTCCTGGTTGAAGAATTTTACGGTGCCCTTGGTGGCCATTGGGATCGTCCTTTTCCCTTAGTCTGTGTAGTATCCGCGCCCCCGAGAGGAAGCGGACGGCTTTAGCTTTCGCCCCGATCGATTGGGACGAAGGGTCAGTCGGAGAAGTCACGTACGGGGAAAGAACGTCTACGTAGGCGGGTAGTCCCGCGCCGCCTTCCAAACGGAAGGGATTACCACATCAGTCCAGTCACCGGCATGCAAATGCCCGAGTAGGTGAATTGGTGCCAGCTTTTCGGGCAAAAAGCAAGCGGGATTATTTTGGCATGCCCGCATCGAAGTCGGGAAATGTCGAAGATTCAGATACTTGACCAAAAGTTAGCGGTTCCTTGCACGGCTGTGCCATAGCGCGATTCCGTGCCGAAACGGGACGAGCGGGTAGATTCGATAGCCGGGCATGGATTTTGTCGTCTGGCGGCGCTTGCTGCTTCGGTACATCAATCAGCTCTCATGGTGAGGAGGTCCGCAGGTTCGTCTCGAACTACGAGGGTGGATGGCCGGGGGGCTGGCGTCGGTGGTGGGGGCAGCCCTGGGAGGTCCAGTGCCCCTGGCGCCGCCCTCGCTCCGCCCTCATCTTGAGGTGCGGAAGCCAAAGGCTGAAGCCTCGAAAGACGGGGGCGGCCACCGGCGCCATCACCTCGATTCTGGATGCGGTGCATCAGAGGTTTCCACGCCCGCCCTCGTGGTTCGAGACGGCCCTTCGGGCCTCCTCACCATGAGGGCTGATCTTGGGGCCATTGACAATCGCCTACTGCGCATCACCCAACAACGCGCTCAGGCTCCACGGATTATCCCCTTTCTGATTGGCGATGTCGTCAACCTTCCAGCCGCCGTGTTGCCGCACCAGCGTGTAGAAGAGCGTCACCTCTTCGCCGTTTTCGAACTGCACCTCCACCTCGGCCTTGTCATCCAGCAGGATCGGCTGGCCGATCCTGACGTCGCTCGCCGTGCCATCCTGGCCCGCGATGACGGGATCGAAGTCGATCGCGCCGACATCGCCTTCGGGCGTGTTGTCGAGGTCGGCCTGCAGGAGCTCATTCAGATGGTCGGAGAAGAAGATCGAGTAAGGCGAGGGCGCCTCGGCGTCGCTGTTGTCGGTGTTATAACTGTAGAGAGCCTTGAGCAGCGCTTTCGGCGTCTTGTACGTCTCGGCCGATGCGGGCAAGGCTGCGAGCGCTGAGACGGCCAGGGCCAGGATGAATGTGGGCAGGCGCATGCGGGCTCTCCTCGGATGACGAGAAATCATAACCGAAACGGGTATCAAGGTGGAGGTGCATTTTTGGAAGGTATCCCACCGGGCGGCCTTTCGCCTTCGGTCGTCATTCCACAACCGAGGCGAGCCAGCTGTCCAGTCTCGTTCAAAATCCGAGCGGAGGTAAAATCGACGCCGCCTTGCTTGGCCACGTCAACCATCTGCCGGTTCATTATCAGCGCAGATAACGCTCTCCGGCCGATCCCGCGACCTCTTGGTGTTGAGACAGGACCAGGAAGGTGCGGTCTCATCTGAGCTTGTTGAGGCCCGCCGCGGTGGGGGTAAATCCGCAGGCGCGGTAGAAGCCGGTCAGGTGCGGTTCGAAATCGACATGCAGCCACTCAGCGCCGCGCTCCCGCGCAACTCTCGTCGCTTCCCTGACCAGCCGCGTCGCAATCCCCTGCCGGCGCAGGTCGGAATGCACTGAGGTGTCGAGAATGAAGGCATGGATGCCGCCATCCCAGGCGACGTTGACGAAGCCGACGAGTGTGTCGTCGTGATAGGCGCCGATATGGGTGAGGCTGCGGGGGAGGATGCGGGAGAAATCCGGTGCTTCAGGCGTGTTCCAGGCTGCCGACCAGAGGGCGTTGAGTTCGGCGGGCGAGGGGAAGGGGTCGATGCGGAGTTCGGGCATGGGTGGTTTCCGATTCGTTTGTCACGCCGCTTGCCTGACGTGTTTTTTCCGCCAATTCGCCTTGCTTCGCAATAGACCGATTGATGGGGCAGGCCTCCTCTCAGCCTCGACGAGAGGGCGCCTACTTCTCATCCTTCATTTCTGTGTCATCCTGGCCGCGAAGGGGCATTCCTGAACGGCCACAACTGACGCTTCGTTGACGACGTCACCGCTGAGAACATAATCAGAACGTCTAATATTCGATCGACAGGAAGCACAATGTGCGGACGCATCTTCGTAAAAACTTCGCTTGAAGAATTGATCGGCAATTTCGCCTTTGCAGTGAAGGGCGGGGATATCGACGGGCTGGGAAACCGCTTTCCCCGCTGGAATGGGGCGCCGTCGCAAGATTATCCTATTATCATCAGGGATATCGTGCGCGAACCCGATACGTCGGGGCCTATATTCGTGACCGCGCGCTGGGGTCTGATGCCTTCCTGGGCGAAACCCGGCGGCAGGCCGCCGCCAGTCAATGTTAGATGCGAGACGATCAGCGGCAACGGCATGTTCCGCTCGGCATACCGATCGCGTCGCTGCCTCATTCCCATCAATGGCTTCTTCGAATGGAAGGACATTCACGGGACCGGCAAGAACAAACAGCCCTATGCCATCGCCATGACCGACGGCTCGCCTTTTGCGCTCGCCGGCATCTGGGAGACGTGGACGGATGAGAGGGGCGTGTCCATCCGCAACTTTGCCGTCGTCACCTGTGAGCCGAACGAGATGATGTCTGAGATTCATGACCGCATGCCCGTCATTCTGCATCGCGCCGATTACGAGAGATGGCTGTCGCCCGAACCGGACCCGAACGATCTCCTGAAATCCTTCCCCTCCGAACTGATGACGATGTGGAAGATCGGCCGGGATGTCGGCTCTCCGAAGAACGATAGGCCGGAGATCATCGAAGAGGTCGAGGACGATCCGGAACCGACGCTGATCTAAAGCAATCCGGGCAAAAGCGTGCGGCGTTTTGCGCCCGGAATTGCTCTGATTTTACGGCTCGGGCGGAGCCATTCACGAAACCATGCGGCAGAGACATCCTCACGAGGAGAGGAAACGCATGCAAGACGATATCGGAACGCTTCTCAGATCGTTCCTCAATAATGCCCTTCGCAAACAGCCTCAGCGCCGCATCCGGGATTTCGGCGGCTATGAGGTCGGCAAGCGCCGAAACCTTCATGTCATCAAACCGATCGCGCGGGATACGGCAGATTTTCTCTGCACCTATCTCCTTATCAGGCTGCGCGGCGAACCGGCGAGCCGGGAAGGTGTGGCCTCCACCGTCGCCGCTGCCTTGAAGAATGTCTCTGATGAGTTCGCCTACAAACTGACCTGGCACAGTGACGAGGCATGGAACAGCGTTTGCAACTCGGTCGCAGAGTTTCTCGAAGGCTGCCTGCAGATCGAGGCGAAACCCTATGATGGCTCCCTGACGGCGCAATCGGACTATAACGGCTGGAAGAGCTGGGAGATGGTCGTCAGCGGCGAGACGCCGCGGGGGAGGTGGCGCCACTCCTGGAAGGAAAAGCCCGGCGACGATTTCATCGGTTTTTACGGCGATGCCTGCATGGGGCGGATCTTCAAGATCGACCTGACGGGGTCGGACGAGCGCTGGTACTGGCTGATTGCGGCCGACGGCAGCCCTCGGCGCGGCTGGCCGGCGGCGGGGTTCGAGGCGAACGCCAGGAGTGCAGCCTGTCGGGTAGAGCGGATTTATTTTGCGCTGGTAGCGGGGACGGGGAGGGTCGGGTCTGGATGAGGGGGAAGTATGTTCGCCGCGGCATTGGTTATTTTGCGGAGTGGGCTCCCTCACTCGGCGTCCCGTTCGCTCACCGCCCCGGCCGCCCAGTCTTCCCCTTCGTCCGGCCCTTACGCTTCTGTTCGCCCGGATCCTCGTAGCTGCCGGCGCCCACCCGGGCGCGTACTACGGGCCGCAGGCCATCGTCGCGCTCCGGCTGGCCCTCCAGCAGTGGTGAAAACCGCTTCGAACCCTTGGCGGCATCGGGCTTTTCCGGCAGCTGTCCGGCGACCGGCTTCTCCGTGCGGCCGACCGTCATTTCGTCGAGGTCGTTTTTGCGGAACAGGCTCTTCTTGGCGGGTTCGGCGATGTCGCGGCCCATGTCATTGAGGGCGGGTTTGCGGAAGAGGGGCGTGGCAGTGTCGGTGCCTGGGCCCATGTCGTCGATTGAAGGCTTAGCGAAGTAGGAGGGGGTGGCCCCCTCATCCGCCCTGCCGGCACCTTCTCCCCGCTGGGGAGAAGGGTATTTGTCGCGAGCTTTACCTTCCATTGCCTTGGATTCCTCTCGGGCCATCGGATCGTCCATCACGGCCAGTTCGGCGGCCTTGAGGCGTTTGATTTCGTCGCGGAGGCGGGCGGCTTTTTCGAAGTCGAGATCGGCGGCGGCGTCGCGCATGCTCTTTTCGAGCGCGTTGAGATGGGCCTGTAGGTTGTTGCCGACGAGGTTGCCGCCATCGGCGAAGCCCTTACCTGAAACGCCTGAGATATCGGCGCGGACGTGGTCGCGTTCGTAGACAGAGTCGAGGATGTCGGAGATTCTGGCTTTCACCGATTCCGGGGTGATGCCATGCTCCTGGTTATAGATCATCTGCTTTTCGCGGCGGCGGCCGGTTTCTTCCATCGCCCGCTTCATCGAGCCGGTGACCTGGTCGGCATAGAGGATGACCTTGCCGTCGACGTTGCGCGCGGCGCGGCCGATCGTCTGGATCAGCGATGTCTCGGATCGCAGGAAACCTTCCTTGTCGGCGTCGAGGATGGCAACGAAGCCGCATTCGGGAATGTCGAGGCCCTCGCGCAGCAAGTTGATGCCGACGAGCACGTCGAAGGCGCCGAGGCGGAGGTCGCGGAGGATCTCTATGCGCTCCAACGTGTCGATGTCGGAGTGCATGTAGCGGACGCGCACGCCCTGCTCATGCAGATATTCTGTGAGGTCTTCGGCCATGCGCTTAGTCAGCACGGTGCACAGCGTGCGATAGCCCTTGGCGGCGGTTTCGCGGATCTCGCCGAGCACGTCGTCGACCTGGGTGCGGGCTGAGCGGACCTCGACCGGCGGGTCGATCAGGCCCGTAGGCCGGATCACCTGTTCGGCGAAGACGCCGCCGGACTGTTCCATCTCCCAGCTGCCGGGGGTGGCCGAAACGGCGATGGTGTCGGGGCGCATGGCGTCCCATTCCTCGAAGCGCAGCGGCCGGTTGTCCATGCAGGAGGGCAGGCGGAAGCCGTATTCGGCCAGCGTCGCCTTACGCCGGAAGTCGCCGCGGTACATGCCGCCGATCTGCGGCACGGTGACATGGCTTTCGTCGATGAAGACGAGGGCGTTGTCGGGGATATATTCGAACAGCGTCGGCGGCGGATCGCCGGGGTCGCGGCCGGTGAGATAACGAGAATAGTTCTCAATGCCCTGGCAGGAGCCGGTGGCTTCGAGCATTTCGATATCGTAGCGCGTGCGCTGCTCCAGGCGCTGGGCTTCCAGCAGGCGGCCGGCCTTCTCAAGCTCGGCAAGGCGAAGCCTGAGCTCCTCCTTGATCGACTTGATGGCGCCATTCAGCGTCGGGCGCGGCGTGACATAGTGCGAATTGGCGTAGATCTTCACCGATTTCAGATCGCCGACCTTCTGGCCGGTGAGCGGATCGAACTCGGTGATGGCGTCGATCTCGTCGCCGAACATCGAGATGCGCCAGGCGGCATCTTCAAGGTGGGCGGGGAAGAGTTCGATCGTGTCGCCGCGCACCCGGAAGCTGCCGCGGGTGAAATCCATGTCGCGGCGCTTATATTGCTGGGCGACGAGGTCGGCCAGCAGCTGGCGCTGGTCCAGCCGGTCACCGACCGACATCTGGAAGGTCATCGCGGTATAGGTCTCGACCGAGCCGATACCGTAGATGCAGGAGACCGAGGCGACGATAATGCAATCGTCGCGTTCGAGCAGCGAGCGCGTCGCCGAGTGGCGCATGCGGTCGATCTGCTCGTTGATCGAGCTTTCCTTCTCGATATAGGTGTCGGAGCGCGGCACATAGGCTTCCGGCTGGTAATAATCGTAGTAGGAAACGAAATATTCCACCGCGTTGTCGGGGAAGAAATTCTTGAATTCCGAATAGAGCTGGGCGGCCAGCGTCTTGTTCGGCGCCAGGATGACGGCCGGGCGCTGCGTCGCCTCGATCACCTTGGCCATGGTGAAGGTCTTGCCGGAGCCGGTGACGCCGAGCAGCACCTGGCTGCGGTCGCCATTCTCCAGCCCTTCGACGAGATCGCGGATAGCTGTGGGTTGATCGCCGGCCGGCTCGTAATCCGACTTCATCAGGATGCGGATGCCGCCTTCGGACTTGTCCGGCCGGGCCGGGCGGTGCGGCGTCCAGATCTTGCCGTTCTTATGCAGCGGGTTGCCGCTCTCGATCAGCGCCGACAGCGCCTCGACGGTGGCGGTGACGGCGGTGCCGGCCTGCAGCGACGAGGCTTCCTCCAGCGTCGTATTCATGCCCGCTACGGGGTTGAGGCCTGCGGCCGCGCGCGTCTTCGGGTCGGTCGAGCCGCCCATCGAAGTGCCACGCGCCGATTTCGAAGCCGCGATTTCCACCTTCTTGCGGTGCTTGCCGGCCTTTGAGGCGATCTGGCGCTGGGTCTCGACGCCCGACGCTTCGGCATCAGCCTCCAGCTGCTTCACCCAGTCGGCCACGGAGCCGGACAGGGGAGCGCCCTCGAAGGACGACTGCGGAGCTTCCTCGAAGCCATTCGGGGCGGGGGATTTCTTCGGAGATTTGGCCATGGCGGGAATATGGAGAGAGTCAGCGCGAAAGGGAAGAGGGAAGAGTACAAAAGGGAAACGAATGAATCGTTCGGATTGGCGAATAATGTTGGGCGCGGAATGTCGGCAAAGAGTCTGCAATGCGGTTTTCCCGAGTGAATCAATAAAAGTCTGTGGTTGAAAGACGGATCATCTGCGGGCGGCAATGTTACAGCTATTGCGGGAATTGGGGACCATTCACGAAAAAGATCATTATCGCATTTGCGGCGACGGCGGCACTCGCCGGCTGCGCCAAACGTCCTGACGCTATTGTGCAGGTCGACATTCCAATGGCGGCTTATACGAACCTTAGCTGCGAAGCTCTCGCCGCCGAACTGAAAAAGGAGAGAGCCAAGCTGGACGACTTGTCGAAGCAGCAGATCAGCGCGGCGAACGGCGATGCCTTCGGCGTCTTTCTTGTCGGCGTCCCCATCGGCAGCGTTGCAGGGGGAGACAAGGAGGGCGAAATTGCTGCATCAAAGGGTAAGGTCTCCGCCATGCAGTCCGCCGGCATGAGCAAGGACTGCAAGCTGCCCGCCTGAAAGCGGCGGCGCTCAGGATGAGGCTTTCTTGGGTTCCGGCGATCATCTCAAGGTCTCTCTTGAGCGCTGGCGCGGCATTCCCGCCGATCCTCATTCTGAAGGCGCACGCCCAATCGGGCGGAGCCTCAAAGGACGCGCCGCAACGCTTCTCCTTGCATCCTTCCCATGTCGGCGTATCGCCCCTTCCAATAGTGATACCATCCGGACCCACACTGGAACCGAGATCGGGCTTCCGCAGTTATTCCTGGTCAATTCACCTTCAGGTGCTACTGCCATTAGCGACCATTCCGCGTTCTGGAAAAAAACGATCTCGATCGATCTTGATGCCGGCGAACGGCTGGTTCTCCGCTCACCGCAGGACGCGCTTTATGCACTCGTCTCCGACTGGCCGATCCATGACGGCGTTCATCAGCAAAGAGCCATCGATTTCTGTCGTGCCTGGCTTGCCGGGCGGATGCCGGCCGAGACGGTGCGGCAGGCTTTTATCCTCGCAGCGTTGGAAGCGGGCGTACCAATCGCCGATGATGAGAACGGGGCCGCAAGTTCCGTTTCAAACCCTCCGGTATAAGTCGAGCGACGCAGCCATATCCACTGTCATGCAGTCACATGCGCAGGTTCAATAATATTCATTTCCGCGTATTGCAAATATTGTTCCCGCTCTGTTTGTAAGAATGCGAAGCGTTTATTACGCTCCGATTCTTGGAGATCCAACTGAATGAAAATAAAAGTCCTTGCTTGCGCTGCCTTCCTGATGCTCGCCGGCTGCAATGCCCCGGTGTCGCAATCCGTTGCCGATTCCCAGCGGCCTCCCTCGAATGACGTCCGGCAAAACTTCATCAACCTCATATTCAAGAGAAGTTATAGACACGAAGCGGGAGAAGTCGTCTGGGCCCGGATTTCGAGCGTTGTGCTGCTTGATCCCGAGAAGAAGATCTATGCCTACTGTGTCCGCGTGGTGCCCAAACGCAGCTGGGGAGACTGGGCCTATCTCGGCATCTCCTTCACGGATAGCCAAATCCTAGGCGGGACCGCGAATGATAATCGCTGCAAAGACAAGCGGCTGCGCTACTACCCGTTTCCCGAGCTGGCCGGCATGAAGACCTGACCCAGGACGAGGGCTCGGGTTGAGTCGCCGTTCCAGGCATTGTTGAGTGGCGGCGCGATTTACCCCAGCGTTGTGCGAGCGCTGTCCATCCGGAAAGTTCAGTCCATCGATTTTCGTAGAGGAAGATCCAGCCGAATGAAAAGCAAATTCCTTGTCTGCGCTGCCCTGCTGGCGCTGGCCGGCTGCCAGGCGCCGGTTCCGCAATCCGTTGCAGATTCCCAGCGGCCGCCTTCCAGCGCAATTCGGCGCGAGCACGTCGATGTGCTGCAGGGAACCATTAAGCCGGGGAACTTCGTAAAGGCCGAGATTTCGAGCGTGGTTCTGCTGAATCCGGAAAAGCAGATATATGCTTATTGCACGCGCACGACGGAACGCAGCAATCCGAACTGGTCCTATATCGGCTTGAGCTTGCAACACGACTTGATAGTGGACTTGAAAAAGAACGACTATCGCTGCCATGACAAGCGGCTGCGTTACTATGATTTTCCTGAATTACGGAACATGAAGTACTGAGGCAGAGGCGGGCTTTTGCCAACCGCGCCGGTCCCCTTCGGGATGCCGTCAGAAGCGGACCGCACCCCGCAGTCCGCGTAACGACGATGACCGGTGCCTCGGACCCGCTCAACCCGCGAGGACCATTCTCACACCTTGCTCACGCGAACACGGCTTCCCTGGAATCATCCATTGTCGACGCCCTGCAGTACCATACGAGCACGACGACCGACCCAACGGGAACTAATAGTGCAAGAAGCTGCCACCATCCGCTTCGGTTGATGTCGTGAAGGCGTCGGGCGGCCACGGCGATCCACGGAAGAAACGTGGCCAGCGACCAGATCAGGTTCAAGGTTTGGCTCCGATCCACGACAAGCAAAGCGATGGCGACGAGAGAGACAAAGAGTGCCGAATACCAGAATTCCGATCGGCTCGCTCTGCCGTTGAAGTTCACATAGTTCTTGAAATAGCTTCCAACCGCCTGGCCGAAACCCATGGCCGGCGGCCGGCCGCCGAAGCGGTTCGGCCCAACCAGCGGTTTTCTGAAAACGAAGAACAATGGCACGCCGAACAGGATCAAGACGATCAACCAGTGAAACAGAGAAAAACTGCCCATGAGAAACCCCAGCTGTTAAACGGCTTAGAGATAAGCGATGTTTGTTTCCGGAGGATTAACCGGCTGGCAATCGAATATGTTTCGCAATCACAGCGTGAGAAACTGCAGCCGCCATGTCGGCGGCGGGATGATGCTTTGAGCGGGCCGCAATCGCCGTCGCTCAGTGCTTGGCCAGCACACGTGCCTGCACCGGCTGCTCGATGCCCTTCAGGGCCAACATGCGGGTTTCGGCGCCTGCCGCGAGGTCGGGGGCCTTCGCGGCCGTTTCTGCCGAGATCAGGATCTCGCCGGCGGCGCCATGGGATTCGAGCCTGGCGGCTTGGTTGACGACACCGCCGATGGCGGTGAAATCGCTGCGGAAGGTCGAGAATTCGCCGATCTGCACCTCGCCGGAATGGATGCCGACGCCGACGCCGAGGGTGCGGCCGGGTAGGGCCTCGAGCGTCAGGCCATTCAGCGCCGCGGCGCAGTTGCGCTGGATCTCCTGGGCGGCCAGGATCGCGGCGCTGGCGTGATTTTTGCTGACAATGGGAAAATTGAAGATCGCCATCAGGCCGTCGCCCATCTGCTTGTTGACGATGCCGTCATGCGCCCAGATCGCCTGGGCGCAGCGATCCTGGAACAGGCTGACGATCTCGCTCAGCTGCACCGCCTCGATTCGCTCCGACAGGTCCGTGAATCCCCTGATATCGGCAAACAGGATGGTGGCGTCGACGGTGATCTGGCGCTGCTTCTTGACGTACTGGAAAGAGCGTTCACAGATCGTGCAGATATCGGGGTTCATCTTGCTGCGGGTGATGCCGAAGGCGCGGAAAGGAAGCGCGAGCGGGCCGCCGATCGGGATCGGCAT